ATGCGTAATACCGCCGGCCTCGCGCTCGCCACCCTCATGCTCGCCGGATGCGCCGCAGCCTCCCCCGCCAGCGTCCCCGTGGAACGCTCCAGCACGCCGCCTACACCCACGCCCTCGACGTCTGCGAAGCGGCAAGTCGGCAGCAGCCAGGAGTCGATCGACGCGGACTCCACGGTGGCTGTGACCGCGCTCCGGTTGCGAACCCCGTTCGAGGGTCAGGTCAAGCCGGATCGGAAGGGCTTCGTCTATGCCGGCCTGGAGGTGAAGCTGTGCGTTATCCGCGACGACCAGCCGGAACCGGTCGCTGTGTCGTGGGCGCCGTGGTCGCTCTCGTACGAATCGGGGGTCGTGGTGCAGGCGGCGAGCTCCTACTCGCCGGCCTGGTGGGATGAGCCGCTGTATCCGCAGAACCACATCGTTCGCGAGGGCAGGTGTGTGCGCGGCTGGATCCCGTTCGAGGTGCGGCTGGGTGATGGCCGGCCGAGCGTGGTCGCCTACCAGCCGAGCGGCGGGTCGCATCTGGAGTGGACGGTCGCCAAGTAGGCGAAATCTCGGTGTGAAGGGGCTCTGACGCTGATGCGTCGGGGCCCTCAGTGTGCTTGCGGATCGTCATCCGTTCGCTTGACTGTCCGCCCGGTTTGGCTGGCCCAGGTGATGATGTCGGAGAGCCACCACCATGGCCGGTTTGAGATCTTTCCGGCGGGTTCAGGGAACTTGGCGACTCTCACCCACTCGTTCGCGGAGCGCTTTCGCCACTCAAGGACGGTGGCCTGCTTGACGCCGAGACGTTCGGCAATGCCCTTGATGTCCACGGGGGTCCATGGCCAAGCGGGCTTCTGCTCCATGCGCGGTTCCGATCGATAAAAGTGCTTGTCGGATGCTGTTTTGGTGACTCTGTGGGCGTCCTGCGACACGGGGCGCCCCATGACGCTTGACGCCTCGATGTTGCACGTTGTAGCGTGTTGTTGCACGCAAGGAATGCAACAACAAACGGGCCCGCCAGGTGCGCTAACACCTGACAGGCCCTTGATTCACCACCTGCGCTAACAGGAGGAGAACCCAGTGCTCAACCCTATCGGCATCACCACCCGCGAAGCGGCGAACGCCTACAACGTCTCGCCCCGCACCATCCGCCGCTGGGCCCAGAACGGCCGCATCGACGCCGCCAAGGACGCCTCCGGCCGGTGGGTGATCGCCCTCGACGAGCCCTCCCTGGACGGCTTCAAGCCCGCGCAGGTTGAGCGCGCCCGCGAACTCATCGCCCAAGGCGGCATCGTCCCCGTCCGTGGCCGCCGGATCTTCCTCGCGGTCAGCAACGACGGCGACCGCACCTACCTCACCGCGCCGCAGGCATGCGACTGCAAGGCGGGCATCAAGGGCCGCTACCCCTGCTTCCACCGCATCGCCGCCGTCATCATGTCGGCCGCCACCGCGCCCGTCCGCCGCGCCGCCTGACCCATCCCAACCTCGCACCCGGGGGAAACCATGGCCTCACCCGACTACCAGCCCTGCGCTGGCGACCGCATCCGCGTCACCCGCCGCCGCTACGGCCGCTCCCACTTCGTCAAGACCGGCGTCGTCACCGAGGTGTGCCTGCCGCACGGCTACCGGTGGACGGAGGACGAGGGCGGGCGCCGGTTCTTCCTGGCCACCTCCGAGCAGGTCGCCACGATGCCCGGCTACAGCCAAACGATCGAACGCATTTCCTAACCCGTAAAGAAAGGAACGATCATGCGCAGTAAGAAGAACTGGATCATCGGGCTGGCGGTCGCCTTCGCCCTCTTCTACCTGCTCTCGCGGCCCGCGCAGGCAGCCGAGGCAGTCAACGGCGTCATCGCGGGCGTCATCGGCAGCGCCGACCAGTTGGCCGTCTTCCTCAACCACCTGGGCTGATCGCTGAGGCTGCAGGTCCCCGCCCGACCAGTACGGGCGGGGACCTGGAGCAGAGCGCTCCGCCCAACCAGAGCGAGGGAGACACCGTTGAAGACCGCCGACGAGAAGCAGGCCGCCAAGTCCGCCGCCGCCCGCCACCGCGCCGCCAAGCAGGCCCGGAGCGCCGAGCAGGACCGCCGCGAAGGCGAAACCTACATGCGGCTCATCCGCGCCGTCTCGCGCGGCGTCACCTGGACCTGACCGTGGACACCGAGCAGATCAAGGCCACCCTCACCACCCTCCAGCAGGCCATGTGCCCGTCCCGCCCGACCGTCACGACCAGCGACTGCACCTGCGACGCCTGCAAGAAGGGCGGCAAGCGGTGACACCGACCACGAGGAGGACCCGGTGAAGGACGAGACCAAGGTTGCCATCGCGCGACTCAAGACCGCCCGCGAGGCGCTCCACGCCAACAGCGAGAGCGAGGAGGCGGCAGGCATCCGGGAGGAGACCTCCGAATACCTGCGCCTCAACAAGGCCGTCCTCGACGCCGAGCAGGACGTGCCCTGGATCTTCCGCTAGATGAGCTTGGCCCTCGGTGTCGCGTCGCAACCGCTAGCCGAGGGCCGCACCCAGACCCTGCCTGTCGCAACCAGGAGAAGGATCAATGCAACAGCCTGCCACAACACCCGTGATCAACGGCGCCCAACCGGCACAGCCGAAGACCCACATCCGGCACCGCGCCGAACTCGACCACGCACAGCCGAGCCAGCCCGCCCCCGCCGCACCGCAGCCCAACGGGGAGACCAAGCGCGTCCGCCAGCTCCGGGCCGAAGTCGCCGAAGCCCACCAGCTCGCCGGGCTCCAGCACGACGACACCCCGCTCCAGATCGACACCGCCAAGGTGCGCAAGCACCGCAAGCGGGCCGCCGAAGCCGCACGCCTGCACACCCTCGCCCAGGACCCGATGACGCGCGCCTACCGGGCGCTCCGCACCCGCCGCCGCCTCATCGCCCTCGCCATGGTCGCCCTCGCGCTCGCGCTCGGCTGGTCCACGGCCGGCGTGCAGGCGTTCGCAGCCGAAGGCGCTGATCCGTGGTCGCCGCGGTGGATGTTCGCCTGGCTCGTCGAGCCGTTCATGTCGCTGGCCCTGATCGTCGTGGTCGGCGCCCGCGCCTACCTGGCGACGCTCGATCAGCCCATCGAGAGCGTGACGCTGGTGCGGATCGAGCGGCTGTTCCTGGGGCTGACGGTCGGGATGAACGCCTGGCCGTACCTGCCGTGGGTGGCCGACAAGTTCACCTTCTCCAGCCTGGTGCTGCACGTGCTCGGCCCGATCGTCGCCGTGTCAATCGTGATCGCTCTCCCGATCATCCTGGCCGCGTTCACGCGCCTCGACCTCGGACTGACGCGCCCGATGGCCGACCGGCCGATTGAGCCGGTGCGCGAGGTGTCGCCGGTGCGGTACCTGCACCGCTTCCGTACGGAGCGGCGTACGGAACCGGTCGCGCCGATGGTGCGGATCTCGCGCCGGTTCGCGTTCGCTCAGCGGCCCGCCGAGCTGCCCGCTGTCGTGTTGCGCCGGGCGTTCGACTTCCGCCCGGCGGCGGCCCGTACAGCTCTCGTACGGAGGGCGTACGTGTTCCGTACGCGGCCCGTAACCCCAGTTCCCGAGGCGGTTGACCGGGACGTATTCGTACGGGAGATCACGGCCGACATTCTGGCCAGCGCAGCCCAGAACGAGAAGTGGAGCCCCGACTACGACCGGCTCATGGAGAGGGCAAAGCGGTCGCGGTCGTGGTGCGAGAAAGCGGTCCATGACGCACGCAAGGCGGTCTTCGGTAAGGCTGCCCGTACGGGAGAGGCGACGGCATGACCATCGAAACCCTCACTAAGCTCGCCGTCTTCGCCGCCGTCTTCTGCGCCCTGTACGCCGCCCATCAGTTCGGCGACCACTGGGTGCAAACCCACCACCAGGCGTGCGGCAAGAGCGCCCCCGACTGGGCCGGCCGCATCTGGTGCGCCCGCCACGTCATCACCCTCACGATCACCAAGCTGGTCGCGCTGCTCGCGCTCGCAGCGGTGACCGACCTCGACCTGCACCCGGCCTGGATGACGGCAGGGCTGGCGGTGGACGCGGTGTCGCACTACTGGGCGGACCGGCGCACCACCCTGGCCAAGCTCGCCGAGCGGCTCGGCAAGCAGGACTTTTACCGGATGGGCCAGCCCCGCGAAGGGACCAACGACCAGCCCCGCCTAGGGGCGGGCGCCTACGCCCTCGACCAGTCCTGGCACGTGGCCTGGCTGTTCGTAGCAGCCCTCATCATGGCCGGAGGTGTGTGACCATGTCGGACTTCCTGATCGGCGCCATCGTGCTGCTGTCCTTCGCCCTGCTCTCCCTCCGGCCGCTCACCGCCGACACCCGCAGCCTCGCCGACGTCCGTCGGCGAGCCCGCCGGGCAGGCTGGGCCCGCTGCCTGCTCGGCGCCCTCCGCGTCGCCCTCGTGGTCACGCTCCTCGTGGTCGTCGACGCGGCCCGCCTGTGCGTCCCCGCAGTCGAGCTGGCCGGCCGCGCCATACCCGCCCTGGTCCGAGGCGTCGTCCTGCTGGTCGGCGCCCTGGCCAGCGCACTGATGGAGGCGGGCCGCCCCGCCGTGGGAGGTGCCGCGTGACTAGCCCGGACAGGCCGCACCTGGAGCTCGTACAGCCGCGTCGCGACGCGGCTGACGCCCCCGACCTGCCCCTCGACGTCGAACCGCGCCACGACGAGCTTGAGGTGCGCCCGGAGCAGGACATCGAGCCGGCGGTGTGCGAAGCGGAAATCATCTCCGACGAGCCCGAACGCTCCCGCCTACTCCCGTCCGTGGTCGTCGACCGCATCATGGTCGTCCGCGAGTCGCCCCGCACCAAGCAGGCGGCACGGGCGACGCTCACGCACACCGCGCTCATGGTCGCGGGCTGGCATTCGCTGCTGATGCGCGCCGCGGGTGGTCTCACCGATGGGGTGATCCGCGAGCAGATCCGTGCGGCCAAGGCACTCGGCGACGACGAGAAGATCGCGTTCTGGTTGGACAAGCGGCAGGCGGCCAAGGACGCCCGCCACGACCGGCTGATGCGGTTGCCGATGCTCGCGCTGCGGATGGCGGCGCTCAGCGGCGGTTGCCTGCTCGGCGTGCTGGTGCTGCTGGTCATCGTGGCCACGGTGGTGTGGATGACCGGGGCCGGCGACTGGGCAGCCGTGTGGGTATGGCTGGGCGGGGTGATCCGGTGGGTGTTCGGCGCGCTGTCGGTGGCGTGGAGCGTGTTCGTGGTCTCGCTGCCGGTGCTGCTGGTCGCTGTTGGGTGGCGGGAAGGCTCGCGCACCGGCAAGACTCCTCCTGCGTGGCTGGACAAGCCCGCAGGTCCGAGCGGCGGGCGTCCGTCTGAGCCGGTCCTGATCACTCCGTCGATCGTGGTGACCGCGCTGCGGGACATGGGGTACGGGCCGCTGCGCCAGTCCATCCGCCGCATGGGCGACGCCGGCGCCGCCATGCTGGGCCCGATCAGCATCGCCGGGTGCGGCGTCGAGGTCGACGTCCTGCTGCCCTCCGGCACCTCCACAGATGAGGTGGAGAAGCGCCGCCGGAAGCTCGCGGAGAACCTGGGCAGGCACGAGCACGAGATGTTCATCTCGATCCCGCGAGCCCGCACCGTGCGCCTGTGGATCGCCGACCCCGGAGCGCTGGACGAGCCGATCGGCCCCTCTCCGCTGGTGACGAACCCCGAGGTCGAAGCCAGCTACAAGAGTGGGGCTGCGCCGTGGGGGCAGAACCTGCGCGGCGACGCTGTCGGCATCAGTCTCTACCAGCGGATGCTCCTCATCACGGGCCTGTCCAACCAGGGCAAGACCGCCGCGCTGCGCGCGCTCGCGCTCTGGCTGGCCTTCGACGTGCGTGTCCGATTCCGGATCGCCGACCTCAAGGGTGCGGGCGACTGGGCCATGTTCGACAACTTGGCTGAAGTCCTCATTCAAGGACCGACGGACGAGCACGTGGCGCGCGCTACCCGCATGGTCGAGTGGGGCGTCGGCGAAATGCAGCGCCGGCTCCAGGCGCCTCCCGGCACCAAGTTCGACCCGCTCATCCTCATCGTGGACGAGGCTCAGGTCGCGTTCATGTGCCCGGAAAAGGACGAGGACGGTCGGCCGTACGGCGGCACCAAGGCCACATCCAGGTACTTCAGGGCCGCCCGGGAGATCCACAACCAGGGCCGCGCTGTCGATGTGCTGCTGTGGCAGGGCACACAGGATCCGACCGACCAGAACCTGCCCAAGCTGGTCCGCGAGGGCGCGCACATCCGTGCCTCGCTGGCGGTGGGCACGGAGTCGCAGGCGCGGATGGCGCTCGGCGACAAGGCCGTGGACGGCGGCGCGGCCCCGAACCTGCTGCGGCAGGACCTCGACAAGGGAACGGTCGTCACCAACGGCGGCGGCACCAAGCTCCCGGCCGGCCAGTCGTCGATCACGATCCGTACGCACTTCATCGACACGCCGGAGGCCGCTGAGATTGCTGATCGGGCGAAGGCGCTGCGCTCCGGGACGCCCACCGTGGACGGAGCCATGGAGGGGGAGGCCCGCGACTTGCTCGACGACATCGCGAGCGTCCTGGGGGAGGAGCAGGAGCGCGTCAAGCTCTCTGACGTGCCTGGCTGGCTGCGGAAGCTGGCGCCGGATTGGCAGCCGTACCAGGGCATGACGGGTGCCCGGCTGCGGGATCTGCTGACCCGTGAGCACGCCGTGAAGGCGGTCAATCACCACAACGTCTACTACCTCGATCCCGCGGAGCTGCGGCGTGCTCGGGCGCACCGGGAGGCGTGTGAGTGAGAGAAGGCCGGGCTGGCGGAAACGCCTGCTGAGGCCGCCGCGGAGGGGCCGTTTCTAACACTGGCTGACCCGCTAACACAGCTAACAATCCGCAGGTCGGTTGCAGTTTTGGCGGCGTCTCACACGCGGGTGAGATCACTAACCGTGTTAGCCGGTTCGACCCCTTCGAGCTAACCCGCGAGCGGGTGGTTGCGGGTGCCCTCCAAGGCCTTGGAGAGCCGCCCGGAGCAGCCGCTCCTACAAATTTCCCATACAGCCGATCAAGAAAGTAGGAGATCCATGCCCAACTTCCTCGACAAGCTCGCCAACGCAGCTGATCGGCTCGCGGGAGCCGGTGCCAAGAGCCGGATGCCCGACGAGCGGCTCACCCAGCGGAAGGGTGCAGCGCAGGCCGTCAACCAGCAGATCCAGCTCGCGCAGGTGGCCGTCAACCTCGGTGCCACCCGCGTGGCGAGGAAGCAGGCAGAGAAGCAGCTCGTCGACGCGGTCGGCAAGTCCGAGGCGGAGCGGCTGATGAAGCAGTCCGCCAAGAAGATCCGGGACTCGTTCTGATGGCCGCCTTCCCGAAGAAGACCATGCTCGACCGGTATCGGGTCATCGTGCGCGGCCAGTCCGCCAAGTCGACCGTCACTAGGCGGAGCGCCGAATCGTACGCCGAGCTCGCCCAGGACCAGGGTTGGCCGGCGCATGTGGAGCCGACTCAGGTGTGCGAGGTGTGCGGCCTGCACCGGTGCGGGGGCGCGGCGACCTGCCCGGATTCGTAGGCGCTGGCGTTGCGGATCGCGCCCGCCTTGTGCGGGCGCGTGTCCGGAGCAGCCAGCTCCATCAACCGAAGTCGAACGAAGGAGACCAGCATGAGCAAGCTGCTCGGCAGCAACCTGCAGAAGCGGCCACTGGCTGGAGTGCTCGGCGGCTTCCCCGGATCGCGCCCCGTCGTAGCCGCGTTGCGGGTGCTCGCACGGCTGCTTCTCCGGGCCGGGCGGGCGCCCGTCTCCGCTACCTGACCCGCGGGCAGCCCCGTTTCTCGATCCGAGAGGACACCTGCATGTTCAAGAAGAGGAAGCCCGTCGAGGAGCCAGTGCGGCACGACCAGGTGATGCGCCTGATCAAGCTCGGCATGGAAGAGACCGACGCCGCTGACCGGGACATCGACGAAACCCCCAGCCCGCTCTTCGACGCGGCGAAGGCGCGGATGGACGCCGAGCTGCTCAAGAGCACGAAGGCCGAGATCTGCGCCGCGTACGACGCTCTCAAGCGGCACGGCTACTGACGGAGGAGATTCGATGCCTCAGGTCAAGTACTTCGTGATGATCTACGACGGCCGTCCGTTCGGAGGCACCCCGCACGCCGTCTACAGCGACGTCGAACTCAAGCGGCTGAAGAGGGCGGCCAAGGAGGCGGGCGTGCGGATCAGCGTCCGGGAGGCGACGGACGACGACCGCTGAACCGCGCACCCTCGGGCGGGCCGCCCGAGGGTGCGCCATCCCGATCTACTGAGGAGGTTGCATCTGTGATGTTGGAGACCGTCGCCGAATCCGGTTCTGTCGATCCCCAAGTCCCCCCACCAGGACTACATGACAATGTCCGTTATCATGCACCGGCCGTGATCTTGGGGGAGTGGGCGCCCGCCATCCCCCAAACCGAACCCGACTCCAACCCGCCGCTCAACCTGACCGGCCGGCCACCCGCCCGCACCGTCCACGAACTCGCCCACCTCCTCCACACCATCGCCGCGCCGCCCGCCGTCCTCGAAGCGACCGCCGCATGGCTGTCCGGAGAACGCCGCGCCTCACCCGCCACCATCCGCGGCTACGTACGCGACGCCTCCTGGTGGATCACCTACGCCACCAGCCGCGGACTCGACCTCACCAACCCCGACCCGATCGAAGCCGACCTGTACGCCGCGGCGCTCCGCAGCGCAGGCCACTCCGACGCCACCAGGGCACGCCGCATCTCCGCAGCCTCCTCCTGGTACGCCTACCTCGTCCGCGCAGGCCGGGCCGCCGCCAACCCCTTCGGGACCGGAATGGAGAGGCCCCGCCTGCCGGACGTCTCAGGCACGCGCGGCATGTCCGGAGACGAGCTGGAACGGATGCTCGCCTACTGCCGCGAGCGGGAGACCGCGAGGACGTTCGCGATTCTTGCCGTCATGGTGGCCACCGCCTGCCGCGACGGATCCATCATCGCCGCCCCGCTCGACGCGCTCGGCCACGACCGCGGCCACCGCGTCATCGACCTGCCCGCCAAGGGCGGCAAGACCAAGCGGCTGGTCCTCCCACCGCTCGCCGCCGAAGCCGCCGCCCGCTACCTCGACGAACGCGGCGGCGCGCCGGGCCGGCTGTTCATCACCTCGACCGGGCGGCCGATCGACCAGCCCTACCTGTACCGGCTCGTCAAGCGCGTCACGAGGGCGGCCGGGGTGGCGGAGGTGTCGCCGCACGGCATCCGCCACTCGGTGCTCACCCTGCTGCTCGACAAGGGCTACCCGCTCCACGTCGTGCAGGACTTGGCCGGGCACGCGGATCCGAGGACGACTCGCCGCTACGACCGGGCGCGCGAATCGCTCGACCGGTCGCCCGCGTACGAGCTGGGCCAGCTGCTGGCGGCCGGCGTGGAGCGTCATGCCGGGCGCTGGTCGTAGTCCGGCCGCCCGGGGTGCTCCGCCCGCCGTGTAGGTGGGTGGGGTGCCCGGGGCGACCGGGCCCCGCCACGAGGAAGGAGGCGCATGTTCGACGACGATCCGAAGTTCCTGGATCTGAAGCGGATCCGTGAGGGGGAGGGCTACGGCGGACCTCTCGACGGCACGGACGCCGACCCCACCCCCACGCGGAGCGACCCACTCAGCCAGCGAGCGCAGACCGTTGACGCGCTGCGCCGAACGGGGGCGTGATGGACCGACAGGACCACGACATCCGGGCCAGCCTCTACACCACAGTCGAAAACGACCACTCAGACCACTGGGCCACCGAAGAGCCGTGCGACTGCGAGTCCGGCGGCACCATGTGGGAGAAGAACGGCAAGGCGTGGCGGCCGAATAAGCGCTGACCGCATGCGAGAGCCCCGGGCCGCTTCCCCACGGGCCGGGGCTCTCGCACATCCACGCTACTGGCCGTAGAGGATCGCCCGCAGCTCGCGCCAGCGCGCATCCGAGGGATGCCAGAACCCGATCTCGCCGTAGGCGCGGGCCTGTGCCTCGGTGCCCCGGTAGCGGGCTTGGCGGACGAAGACGCCCGTCTCGGGGTGGAAGACGTTGACGATCTGGCGGGCGACGCCGGGGACGACGCGCTCAGCGGGGATGGGACTGGCCATGCGGGTTTCCTTCCGGTTCAGGGGCGTGGACTCGACGCCGGCGTCTCGGCGGCGGGCGAGCAGGATGGTGGGGCGAAGAGGGCGCTCGCGGTGAGGCCGAGCACCGCGGCGAGGGCGGCGCGGGCAAGCAGGCCGATCACGACTCGCGCCCGAGGTTGTCGGCGTCGGACTGCTGGCGGATGACCTCGAACGCGGCCAACACGGCCTCGCCCAGCTCGGTGATTCCCCCGATGGTCCACCGGCCGTAGTGGCCATCGAGGTGGACCAGCCCCGCCTCACCCAAGGCGAACGCGGTGTTCGTCCGGATGCCAGTACGGTCGTGGGCGAGGCGGTCGCCCCTCCTGCCCTCGACCTCGGCCAGCGCCACGTACTGCGTGAAAGTCAACGTGCGCTTGTTCCCTGAAGCATCCACGTAGCGCATGGTCGGTGTGATCGACCGACGGCTGGCGCTCACTCGTCCACCCTGAGGGCCTTGCCCAGGTCTTTGATCGCCTGGCGGGCGACCTTGGCCGTCATCTCCGCAGCCTCCCTGTGCCGGGGGTCAGCGGCGTGCGTGGCGGACTTGCTCATCTCGTCGGCGACGGCGAGACGGTTGCGTGCGTCCCCGGTGCTCTTGCTGGTGCTCATGTGGCGGCTCCTTCTAGTGCTGGTCGGCATCGACAGGCGAGTTCTGCCTCCCACCAACACGAGCATGCTACAACATGCAACAACACGCATCAAGGAGCAACGCCACCGGGAACATCAGCCCGGACACGAGAAAGCCCCAGGCCGCTTCCCCACGGCCCAGGGCCCTCAACACGCAATACCCGCACGCTCCCGGCGTGCACCCCGCCCCAATATCAGCCTTCGATCGCCGTCCGATACGCCTCGCCGAGCTCCCCCGCCTCCGGCAGTCCGCGCCGCTCCACCGCGGCCACCAGCTCCGCCACGCGCCACCAGCTCGACGGCACGATCTCCCCGCTCCCCACCGCCGCCATAGCGATGTGCGCCGCCTCCTCCGGCTGATCCGTGGCCAGCAGCGCCAACGCCAAATCGAGCCGGGCGAGAGCGGCCCTGCGAGGACGGGGCGGCCCCTCCGCGGGAGTCTCCATCCGGGCCAGCACCTGCCGGGCGTAACCCACCGCGGCCGGATCACCCACCCACGAGAGCGTCGTCGCCGTGTACGCCTCGCTCTTGGCAGGGTCGTACTGGTAGTGGTGCTCGGGGCGGTCCGGCATCCGCAGCGGAGACACCAGCCGATGAACCCGGGCCAGCACAGCCCGCGTCGCCGCCCCATCGCCGAGCCGCGCCCACGCCCGCCCCTCCTGGGCGGTCGCCTGGATGAACACCGAACTGTCACGCGGAGCCAACACCTGCGCCCCCTGAGACAAGGTCAGCGCCTCCTCATAGCGGCTCTCGATGAGCGCCTGCCACGCCCGCGTCTCCACACACCAGGCCGCCAGCTCGGCGTGCTCCGCGTGCTCGGCGAGCTGCGCTGCCGTACGCAACCGTGCCGCCGCCGGCGTGTACTGGCGGAGGTCGATGTGGCAGGTGGCGCCCAGCAGCGACAGCCAACCGCCAGCCACCAGCAGCCGACGATGTTCGGTGAGCGTCTTGTGTCCGTCCATGAGCAGGGTGACGTAGTCGAGATGCCGCCGTACGCGGCCGAGAAGCTGCGCCGGCGGGCTGCTGGGGTAGGCCGACGCCAGATCGTCCACCGCGAGCTCCAGCCGCTCCAGGGTCTCTTTCCCAACGTCGCTGGCTGCTGCGCGGCGGGCGAGCTCCAAGGCGCCGATCTCGTCATCGGGGTTCGACGCGGCGTCGTCGAACAGGATGCGCTCGCTCAGCCCGTACACGCGGCAGTACAGCTCGGTGTACTCGTCGTCAGGTCGGTGTTTGCCGCTCTCGTGGTCCCGGATTCTGCGGATCATGCTCTCGGGCTCTGGCATGGCTCTGTCGGCAACGCCAGCTAGTTGCAGTGCGAGATCTCGTTGTGACCATCCTCGCCCGGACCGCTCCGCGCGCAACCGGCTAGCCCAGGCGGAAGCTTCACTCATCTCGGCAACCTCCAGGGGACACAGGCGGACAGGGGCTGCGCCTCCATTGTCCTCTACCTTGGGCCTGCTGGCTGTGGCTCTGATGGAACCGTGCAACAACGTGATGCAGCCTTCTACTCGTGGAGCGCCCGCAACGGCCGCGGTGCAGGCTCGTGCGGCGTCACATCCGATCCCGGCCGAGCCGTCACGCTGCTGCTCGCCGCATTGCAAAGGCTGGCACCGGAGGCGTCGGGCCGGGTGGCGATCGTACGGCTGGAACGGCATGTGTGGCCGCCCTCCTACCTGTACGGCGCCCCGCTGATGGTCAGGCCGCGGAGGATGACCGATGGATGACACCGCCGCCTTCGAGGCCCAAATGCGGACCGCCCAGCAGCTTGGAGTCCTGTCCGCCACCTACCCGGCCTGGGATGTCGACCTCTCCCGCGACGAAACCGGTCTTCTGTGGTGGGTGGCCAAGCTGCGGCGGCCGATCACTCAGGCGATGCAGGCGGGCGGTGTAGTCGCACTCGTCCGCCAGAGCGACGCGATCGCCCTCGCCGCGACCCTGGCATGGCAGTCGTCCCTCATCCACAACACGCGGGCGTACGAGTTCTTCAACCCGAAGCGTTGACCGATCTCCCCGGTTCCGCCTGCGCTATCAGGCGGAACCGGGGTCCCTGTCCGGCAGCCCACACCCATGGTCCTGCCGGGCGTGGCCCCCGTTCGGCCTGGAGGCGGGTCGGGCGGGGGCCACATACTCTGCCGTCCGTTGGAGGATGAGTGAGCGACGCAGATGAGCACGGGGCATCCGGCTGCATGGGCGGTATTGCCACTGCGGCCACGGCCTGTGCGGCGGGCGTCGTGGCGTGGCGTCAGCCGTGGGTCGCCGCCATGGTGGGGGACTGGCCGGCGTGGCTGATCGTAGCCGCGGCGTTCGTGTCTGCCCTGTTGTCGAGCGTCTATGCGAGGCGGTTGGGTGCGTTGCACCCGTCCGCGGTGCCGCTGCTGGTGGCGTGCTCGGTAGGGGCGGCCATCGCCGTCACTGTTGCCTGACCCAGAGCGTCAACAAGACAGCATTTTCGTGAGATTGTGCCCGATTTCGAGGACACGCAAGAGGTGCGACCAGCGATCTTACGGCTGGCGATCCCGTCACGGATGTCAGGTGAGCTCGTTGCGCCGCGCGGCCCCGTACGAGCGGGTGCAACCGAAACCTGACGCTGCTCGTCCCGAATTTGCCGCGCGGGAGCAGATCCGTTACGGGAAGATGGCCCCGTGTTCATCGCGTACATCGACGAGTCGGGAAACACCGGCGAGATCGCCAAAGGCGGTACCAACACGTACACGCTCGGCTGCGTCACGCTCGAAGCGCAGAAGTGGCCTCAGGCGGCTGATCAGTTTGGCGCGTTCCGTGACCGGATCGCCAAGCACTTCGGTGTACCGGAGCCGGCCGAAATCAAGGCCAACTACCTGATCCACAATGGCGGCGACCTTCGACCTCTCGGGTTGAACCCGAATGATCGATATGTGCTCTATCGTGCACACATGCGCATCCTCCACGACTTGGAGATGCAGGCATTTGCCGTCGTCATCGACAAGCGTAAGCGGAACCTCCATGGTCAAGAGGTGTTCGACCTTGCTTGGGAAACTCTGCTTCAGAGGCTAGAGCGCAAGTCATACTACGAAAGCACCCCATTTCTGATCTTTCATGACGAGGGGGAAGCTGCTGAGGTCCGGAGGTGGTGTCGCTACGCACGTAAGAACCTTACGGCTGGGAGCAAGTACGGTTACTCGCTCAACGTTGCCGCAACGAAGCTGATCGAAGATCCCATTCCGAGCAACTCTCGCGAGTGCAAGTTCATCCAACTTGCAGACCTTGTGGCTTACGCAGGGTTCCGCAAACACATCCCGCCTGGGCCTAACGCGGCAGGCACGGTGTGTCCGGCCACTATGTGGGATGAGATCGGTCAGGCCATCAACGGCAAGGTGAACCTGTGGTCTGGCGGACCTGCGGCAGGAATCGTCGTCCGTCGCCAATGAGGGAGCCCCCGGCTTTGCCGGGGGCCCGGGGAGTGCCGGTACGAGCCTTCCGCTCGCCCAGCCCTCATGATGAAGACTACCCATCGTTCCCTGCCTTGGCATAGGAACAGACGGATACAATCGGATATCTTTTCGAATGCATTGTCGGTTATGTCTAAGGATGACTCTGCGTAATGTGTGGTCACCTACAAGCTGGCCGAGTCTTGGCGCACCTGTGGCTTGTCCATTCGCACAGGTGCAGGCGAGACATGCATGCGCAGAATGAACCCCACCAGGCCGGCTGCCGCTGCGTTCACCAACCCGACCTGCTCCGGTGATAGCGCCAGCCTGAACCCGACCGCGAGCGCGAGCATGGCCTGGATGGCGCCCATCAGCAGCGGCACGGGGAACGGTCGGACAGCCGAGGCGGCGACGAGCGTGAGCACCGCAGCGGCGGCGGCGTTGATGAGACCGACTTGCTCGCCGGTGATGGTTAGGCCGAGGCCGACGGTGAGTGCGACGATGGTTTGGATGAGGGTGAGCCAGAGTGCAGGCTCACGGCCGAATATTCGCATTGTCCCTCCTGGGAGACGTCCGGCCCGCGTACGAGGCCGGCTCTTGAACCTGCCGGTAGGTATGCCAGGTCAGGCGCCGTCGGCCACGTCGAGCCGTACGGTGACCCGTTCGATCTCCTCCCGGATCCGGGCGACGAATGCCTCCACGTCGATCTCCTCGTCCCGCTGCGCCAGCAGAGCCACTAGTTCGCGGATGGTCGCCCCCTGCGCGGCGACTTCGGTGAGGATCTTCCGGAGCTGCACGCCGTGATCGACGAGCACGCTGACCGGCTTCCAGGTGGGGTTGTCCGGCCGCCCGTACGGGACCGGCATTCTGTCCCGCTCCCACGCGGCCTCGTAAATCTCGTCACGCGTCACGTCTTCCTCCTGTTGGTTGGGCGCCTCACTGAAGACGCCGTTTCTGACCAGCGCGTAGGCCCGGTCTCCCGGGCAGGTCGTGGACACGAAGTCGCGGTGGCCGCGCACCTGGCCGCCGACCCCCTTGCCGATCAACCAGGCCCGCAGCCGGCGGACGGCCTCGATCTGGGCCGAGGTGGGCTGCTCGCCGGGCCCCGACATGAGGGTGACGCTGTACCAGGTGGTGTTGCCGCCGGGTTGGGCGGCTTGCTCGCGGCCCAGTCCGCGGCCCTCGAACACGGACCCGTGCGGGCAGGCGCCGAAGCTGTAGCCGATGTCTTTCCACCTGCGGTCCGGGTCCGTCATGTGGAAGACGCGGGTGCGCTTCCAGTACGCGATACAGGCTGTGTGTGCCTTCGTAGCGAGCCCCAGGTTGGAGCCGTCGTAGTGGATGACGATCCCCTTGCTGGGGTGCGCGGCGCGGGCATCGGTGGGACCCCACCCGAACGCGGCCCGCGGGGTGATGTCCATCAGTCCTCCAAGTTGTCGATGTGGGTGGTGAGCGTGGCCTCAATCCGCTTCACCGCGTCCTTCAGGCTGGAGCCGTTGTTGGTGACGACCTCGTGCTCGATCGCCGCCAGCCGCTCCAGTACGCCGGGCCGCGCTTCGACGCCGGGCCGGGCGGGCTGGCCGCGCCAGTCGTCGAGGAAGTCGTCGAGGGATTGGAAGAGCAGCCAGCAGCGGCGCCACATCTTGCCGACCACCACGAGCAGGCCGAGCCCGCCGGCGACGATGCCCATCACCACGAACGCGTCCAGGACGGGGTTTCCGGTCATGGCATCGGGATCACAATCAGGTCCCGCGCGGCAATGTCGGCCGAGTCCGGGTCCGTCCCGGGAGTCGCAAGGTGCATGCACCTCAGGTAGTAGAGCTGGCCCGGCGTCAGACCCTCGATCATGGACACGCGGGAGCCATACTGGAACTCCGTATCCTGGGCGACCGAAAGATAGCCGCGGAACGTCACGCTGGGCGCGAGCACCTGCGTGCCCGACGAGTTCTCCAGGAACAACTCTGGGCTGAGGAAAATCCGGTCTGCGGAGGCGCCGTTGTCCCGGAAACCGCCGCCGATCGTCAACCGGACCGTTCCGGACGGCGGCCCGATGAAGTAGACGCCCACCTCCGGCGTTCCGGGGATGTACGAGGTGCTGGCGATGTTGGCCACCGTGGTGTCGTCGTGCACGAACGCGGTCGGCGAGGCCGCGCGCACGTAGTCGCCAGCGGCAGTCATGGCAGCGGAGCCACGATGATCTCGCGGCAGGAGATGTCCGCCGTGGACGATCCGGCGTCGCCGGTGACGACCGCGTACTGCACGGCCGCGTAGTAGATCTGGCCCGGCGTGAGGCCTTCCAGCACGCTCTCCCTGCTGCCGAAGTGAGGGCCCACAGAGCAGTTGTCACTGCCGAAACCCCTGTTGGTGACCGAGGTCGTGAGGACGACGGCCCCGGAGGAGTTGGTCTCGCGGACGATCGGTGAGAGGAAGATGCGGTCGGCTCCGGCTGAGTTGCCGAGCCCGCCGCCGACGATCAACAGCACCCTGCCGGAGGTCGGCGCCACGAAAGTCACCTCAACCGCCGGGCTGCCGGTGGCGTAGCTGCTGTTGGACGGGTTGTTGATCGCCGTCGCGTCCTGCGCCCAGACGGCGGGCGGATAGTCGAGCGCGCGGACTGGCTGGCCGGCGAACGAGCCGCCGAGCGGGGTAGGCACGACGACGATCTCCCGGACGGACAGGTCCGCGGTGCCGGTGCCGGTCGCCCGGTGCATCGTCCGGCCGTAGTAGGTGGCGCCGGGCGTTAGGCCGGTGAGCAGCGTGGTCCTGCTGCGGTGCGCGTTGGCGGTGGCCTGGCCCGGGACGGCGCATCCGCGCAGCACCTCCGTCGTGGTGTTCGCAGCGAGGACCACGGAGCCGCTGACGTCGGTCTCACGGATCTCCGGCGTGATGATGACGCGCTGGCCGCCCGCATCGCCGGACGCGCCCAGGCCGACGCTGAGCAGCACCGAGCCGGACTTGGGCGCGATGAACGTGCACTCGCAGGACGGCGATCCGGCGATGAAGGTGGTGGACGGGATGTTGGGGTGGGATGTCCCTTCGGACCCCCACACCGCCCGCGGCAGGTCATCAGCGGAGATGGGGTCTCCGACCAGGATGTCAGGCACTCTGGCCTCCTCTCATAGCGCGTAGATGGCGGGCTGGAACATGCGGACCTCCGAGCCGGACTGGTGCGCTTTGGCGATGCCGTTGACGGAGCGGACGACAGTCAGTGTCTGGGCCGTGCCGGTGGCGGTGCCGACGGCGGTCACGGTCATCCGTTCGCCGCCGATCATCACGTCGAAGCCGGACGCCGACGTCGACCAGAGCGGCCCGGTCGGAGTGTCGATATCGACGCCCGTCTCCGTCGAGTCGAGGGCTTCGACTGTGGTGGTGCCATACGACTCGTACCTGCCTTGCACGTCGTAAACGGCCACCTGAAAGGGCGACTCGGGACTGCAGTTGAGCGTCATGGCGTGCTCCTTGTTGCCGAGCTCCTCCGCGTAGCCCTGCACGAGCTGCGAGATCGTCTCCGGCGGGAGCTGGGATGGCGGGTTCGCGACCGTGACCCGGTCGCCCACCTCCATCAGCAGCGCGTCATCGGTCAAATCTGTGTCGCCGGCGAACGACTCGTGCGCGAAGTTGATGGCGAGCTGCGGATAGCGGGCCTCATCCACCGTGCCGACGTGCAACCTCCATGCGGCCTGGTCGAACAAGTCCAGGTCGTACTCGACCGCCAGCGTTATCTCCTGCGGGTACCGGCCCACCCCGTCGGGAGGCGGCTGCACGGACAGCGCGCCGGTCTCCTGCACCGCCCGCGCCGACGAGCCGTCTTCCCTCGTGGCGGTGACGTCGTTGACGATCTGCTGGTCGTCGTCCACCGGGGCGAGCGCCTCCGCCAGCTCGTGCTGCTCGTAGTCGAGGGCGAGCCTGGCGTCCTGGTTGTAGAGGCTCTCGCGGGTGCGATACCCCAAGCCCAACACGTCCCTGGGCTCGAACATCATGCCGCCGTCCGTCTCGGCCGCCGCCCGCAGCAGCGAGATCAGCGTGGCCGGCCGTTGCGCGCCCAGGCGGGTCGTGGCGTCCAGGTCGCCGACCGCGCGAAAGCCCAGCCCCTCCTCCTCGCACAGGCGTTGGATTCGCCGGCCCGCCGTCTCGGATCGCCACCCATTCAACTGTGACCCCAGATCGAAAACGGTGGTGAGCGCATTCTGGACGGACATGTGGCCGATCGTCGTCCCGGTCAGCCCGCCACCGGGGTTCACGATGACCGACCCGATCTTGCCCACCGTGTTGGAGGCGAGCGTCCCCGAGGTTGACGATCCGAGCGTGGCGCCCTCGGGGACCGTGACCAGCGTGTAGTCGATATCCGCGCCGTCCTGCGTCAGCTCGACCGCCACGAGCAGACGCTTCCCGTCCACGGCGAACGCGATGTCGCCGGTGTCGGCCAGGGTGGTGCCGTCGCCGGCCACCGCCCTCAACCCGAGAGTGCCGCCGGTACCGTAGTGCACCTCCCACCGCCGGACAGAGCCGGTCGTATACACGGTGACGACGCCCTGATCGTTGCCGTCGCCGGCCGCGGGCACCGCGAGCAGGAACCGGATCTGGGTCACGCCCGTGTCGGTGTAGGCGGGGACGTTGCCGCGCAGTTCGGCATCGCCCAGGACCGGGAGCGGGCTCGAAGCGACGAACGCGTCGAAGGCCGCAAGCTCCAGGCCGCTGCCGATGATGGAGAGCGGACCGTGTGCCATCGCGGGGGCGAGAGACGTGGATCCCTGCACGTCTTCCATCGGCCAGTAGGCGATCAGGCCGGGCGCGTAGATGATGCCGCGGTAGATGGCGGAGCCGAGCACGGTGGCGTCGGATCCGATCCTGCGCAGCACCCCCGCGGCTTGGATAGGGACGTGCGCGTCCTGGCTGGTCACATCCCAGCGGAGCGGCCAGCTGCTCACCTCGCCATGGAAGCGCCAGCGGCGGTTGGAGACGGCGGTGCCGCCTTCGAGCGTCCACGTGTTCGGGCTGGATGCCGTGTCCGCGAACGACGTCGCCCCGGGTGTCTGCACGCGCAGGTCAGGGTTCGCCACCACGGTCCCGCCGATCCCGCTGCGCAGCTCGAACGCGTGCAGCTTGCCCGCCGTGGCGTCGCCGACGAAGACGGCGATGTCGCCCACCTCCAACCCCGCCGAGCTGTCGAAAATCGACGTGGTTCCTGCGGTGACGACCGGGTCGCCGAGCTGCTCCCACGGACCGTCGATCGTGTCGGCCCGGTAGAAGGTCACCGTATGGCCCGACGAGCCGTTGTTGACGTCCAGGGTGGCGCGCAGCGCCTGCCTGCCCGAGGGCGGGAACGGCACGGGCACCGTTGTCCACGACTGCAGCGTGGTGGAGCTACCGGTCGGAGACCAGTCCAGCACCAGCACTTCGGCGTTGATGTACAGCGCCCACGAGCGCTGGTTGCCGGTGGCCACCCACTTGCAGGCCAGGTCGGAGACGGCATGCCAGTCCAGGAGCGTCAGGTCGATCCTCACGTCCAGGTCGCCGGTGATGCCGAGCGCGGTCGCGTCGGGGCAGGTGATCTTGTCGCCGGTGGCGCCCGGCAGCTCCAGGTAGGAGGGCCCGCGCTCGACGGCGATCCTGATGGGCGTGTTGCGGCCGAGGCTGCCGTAGTGCTGGCCGACTGGGTTACGCGGGCTGTAGTCGCCGCTGCGGTTGTTGAGAGTGAGCGCGCACGTGGACTCGCTCACGTAGCCGGCCTCGTCCGCCCGACCGCGCTGCACGTTGACCATGTCGCGCCGGTACACGTCACTCGTGACGTCCACCCAGGATCCGCCCAGCCACAGCTCTACGGCGAGGGGGAGCACGTCTTCGGGGAACGCCATGTCATCTCTTTCCGAATGCGATCTGGACGTTGCCGCCGCCCTTGACCCGGACGAACTCGCGGATCATCTTCAGGAACATGCGCTCCATGTCGCTACCGGTCCCGCCGCGCACTTCGAGCTCGACCCGGATCGGGCCGCCGCCTGAAGCGGCCATCATGGCTGCGGTCTGATTCGCGCTCGTCACCTGCGACCCCCACGGCAGCCTTACGAGCTCCGGCCCGCGCTCCCCGACCAGAGTGACGCCGCCGGCCACGCCGCCCGACGCCTTACCGGAGGAAGCGGCGAGCGCGCCCTTCACCGCCGACGTGGTGAGCCCGTACCGGTCCGCCAGCTTCGCCGCGGACCCCTTCGACAGCCCCATCGACCTGGCCATCTTGATGAACTCAGCGCGCTGCTCCCGCATCTTGGCGGTCACCGTGGAGGCGGCGCGGCCCTGCTCCCGCATCGCGATCACCACCTCTTGGGCGGCCTCCGCGAGGGACAGCAGGGCAGCCCGGTTCTCCCGCCCCTTCTCCGTGCCAATGGACAGCGTCTTCTTGTTCTCCTTCAGCGACCTTCGCGCGGCGTCCCAGGCGGCCTCGTAGCCGCTCAGGGCGCGCTCCTGGTTGAAGATGGAGCCGGTCAGCTTCTCCATGGCTTCGCGGAAGGAGACGACGATGCGCTCCATGGCGGCGAGTCCGCCCGCCCCGCCGCCCGCCTGCTGGGCCTGCCGGAACGCCATACTGATCGAACCAAAGCCGCCCTGCTGCATTGCCCGCGTCTGCCCGGCCCCAGTGACCGTGGAACCGACCGGCAGCCGCACCAACTCCGGGCCCTGCTCGCCCACCATCGCCAGACTCGACCCGGCCCCAGATACGCCACCCTGAGCGAACCGGCGTACGCCGCCGAGACCGCCGATCACCCCGCCGTGAGCATGCTGCGGCGCCAGCACGGTGCCGACCCCGATCCCCGACGACCGGTAGATCTGGTTGATGAAGACGCGCACCGACCGGTCCTGAATCGACGCCAGCGACGACTTCGCCGCCGCCACCTTCGCCTGCAGATCCGAGATCTCCGCCCGCAGCTTGGTCCGCTCCGGCCTGGTCAAGCCCGGATCCTTCAGCTTCGCCTTCGCGGTGGCGATCTTCCCTTCGAGGTCGGAGATCTCGCCCTCAAGGCGCACCAGCTCCGGGAAGTTCTCGACGTCAGCTTTCAGCCCGGCCAGCTCGGCGCGGGTCCCGGCCAGCGAAGCGGCCATCGCCGCGGCGCTCTCCTGCCACGGGCCGGGGATTTCGGCGATGGCGCCCATGACGGCCTGCATGGCGCCGAGCACACCGTCCAGCAGCCCCATCACGAAGAGCAGGGAGCCGCGGAAAGCGCTCGTCATGTTGCCTAGCAGGCCGATCACGAGGGGCAGGGTGGCGAGCAGCCCGAGGAAGATCGATGAGATCAGGTCGCGGTTCTCGTTGACGATGCCGGCGAGTTCGATCACCGAGTCGGCTATCGACTTGAAGACGCCCGGCAGCGCCGGCCCGGTCTGATCGAGCAGCGCCCCGAACGCGGCCATCACGGGCACGACGGCGGGCTTCAGCTCCTTGAAGGATTCGCCCAGCGATTTGACGAACCGCTGCAACGGCCCCTTCGCGATCTCGAACCCCTGTTTGAGGACTGGCCGGAATTCGCGCCCCACATCGCGCAGCGTGGACCGCACCGTGCCGAGCACCGGAACCAGCGGCTGAGCAGCGTCTTTCAACCCGCCGACGATGTCGCGCGCCGTCTCCCGCCACTGCGAGCGGAGCCGCTCAGCCTGCCGATTCGACTCCTTGACCCGCTTCTGCTCCGCCTTCGACCACTCGGAGTTGACCTCCTCCACGTGGAAGAGGGCCGCCGCCCCAGCACCCACCAGGCCGACACCGAGGCCGGAGATGATGGCGCCAGACAGGAGGCTGGCCAGCGTCATACCGCCACCCACCGCGGCGGCACCGAGCGCCGCCACGATGATGGGCCCCAGGATGGGCGTGGACAGGGCGCCTTGGAAGGCCTTCGAGATGCCGCCGCCGATGCCCTTCAGCGAGGTGGCTTTCAGGCCGTTCATCAGCGCCGACTTGGCGCCGGCGGCGAAGCGCGCGCCCGCGCTGCGCCCGTCCTTCTCCGAGATCATGTCTCGGAGCCGGGCCCGGACATCGTTTCTCATCCGGTCGAATCCGGCGGTCACCGACTCCTGCGCCGTCCGGAACGCCCGCGAGATGCGGTTGGTCTCGCCGTTGACGTCGGCGATCGCGTCGTGCAGGCCGTTCCGGAGGGCGTCGCGGATGTGGTTGAGGGCTGAGACGGATTGGCGGCTGGTCTCCTTGTAGGACTTGCCGAGGTCGGCGGCGTCCTTCTTGGCGTCCTGCACTGCGGGCTTGGCCTTGTTCTTGCCGGTGACGACGATCTCGACCTCGTTCGCCATGGCTCACACCCCCTCTCCTTGATCGGCGGGTCCGGCGAGTTCTTCGAGCTTCAGCAGCCTGAGCAGCCCGGCATCCTCTTTCATGAGCTGGCTGGGCAGGCATCCGAAGCGCTGGCACTGGGCGAGAATCCAGCGGGCTTCGGTCAGCTCGCCAGGCTCGGTGACAGGGGTTCCATCGGGAGCGATGCCTCCTGGGACTGATCGCCAGAGGGCGATCCGCCGGCCAAAGGGGGCGACACTCCGGCCACATTCTGGCCGTACGCGGTGATGATCTCGACGGCGAGCGGAAGGTCGGCGTCCAGAAAAGCGTCCGGCGTGCACGGGATCGGCTCGCCCGTGTCCTCGTCCTCCAGATTCCAGGAGACGAGCACCGCGCCGAACATCAGGAAGAGGTCCTCCATCTGCTCGACCTCCTCCTTGGAGAAAGAGGCGAGGTCGGCTTCGAGCAGGGGCGCGAGGGCGAGAAACTTGCGCACTGAGATCCGCTTCGCGCGGACCTCGAACCCGGCCAGCTCGGTGTCTTCGGCCCACGTGAGCTTGACGGTGCGGGCCCTCTTGTAGCCGCCCATCAGGCGCTCGTCCAGGTGGGGACCGCACCATTTGCGAGCACGAGAGGCACCTGCCAGGTCAGGCTGCCATCAGCCGCGCGGGTGAGCGCGTAGTCGGTCGGCAGCAGCGTGCACAGCGGCGTCGTGCCCAACGTCTGCCCGGACACGGTCAGGGTAAATTCCCTGGCCACGCTGGAGCTGGGGACGGTCTTAAACACGTCGTGCGAGGCGTTGCTGGCGTCGTTGAAGACGCCGTTCACAGTCACGCTAACGTCGGCGAGCAGCAGCAGCCGCTCTATCGCGAAGCTATTGACACCGGTGACGTCTTGGACCGCCCTGGGAGTCGCGAACTCCAGGTTCGTGACATCGTTCCTGACGTCCCGGAGTGTTCCGCCCACATCGTCTATCAACAGACCAGTCCAGCCGAGACCTGACTCCTTAGCCACGACCTATCCCTTCCGTTCCGTTTCGGGCGTGGGCGGCGGTGTCCACCCGAGCGCCACTAGCGCCTCCGCGGTCCCCTCCGAGACGGTCACGACCGCCTTGCCCTTCACCCGCACCTCGCCGAGCGCCAGGCGCAGCGTCAAGATCCGGCCATCCGGACCGGCGTCGATACGCAAGTCCGTCGTGACGTGCTCGACCGGCTTGCCGTCGAGCAGGATGCTCGGGGCTTTCCCGTCCGGCAGGTGCACCTCGACGTCCACGTCAGCCCTCCTCCGCCGCTCTGATCTCGACCTTGACCCCGCCGAGCGCGGTCACCACCGACAGCAGGTCGTGGTTCGGGTCGGCGAACTTCTCGGTGTAGATCACCGGAATGTGGTCCGCCTGGATGTCGATGACCACGCGCTTCGTGTGGTCATCACACAGCCCAACCGCTCGTAGAGCGGCGAGCAGATCGCCACTCACCAGGTACGTCATCACGGTCACCCCTTCCTCTGCTGCTCAGACAGCTCGTCCTGGTGGAGGCTGAAGTCCTCGACCCAGTCGGCCGGCCGCTGGTGCTGCCGGATGAGGCCGAGGTTCTGCCGCCAGTCGCCGCCGCGTACGAGATAGGTCTCCGGCCTTGTCTGGTGCTCGGCGAAGCACCGCTGGCCCGACATGAACTGGAAGACGGTCAGTCCCTCGCCGGTGCGCTGCTCGCGGAACGTGCGCCCGGACTGCTGCCGGATGTAGGCGGCCTGCGCCTGCCCGAGCGGCGTGCCCTCATCGACCTTGGTCTCCCAGCCGTGCCGCCAAGCTGCGCAGCCGACCTGCTCGCAGGCGGCACGCACAGCCCGATCGGGCGGAGACACGATCCGGTAGGTCTGGAACGCTTCAGTCGGAGCGCTCGGGGTGATGCGAGTGAGTGGCCTCACAGTTGCCTGCCTTTCTCGGGGGCCGGACGCGGCCCGCGCGGGTCGATCGGGTCACGCGGCCCGCCAGGGCCATGCGAAGGAGGAGGCCCGACTTTGATCGGCTCCTTCACCGGCTTGCCCGGACCGGGCAGCCTGGCGGAGGCCTGCTCCAGCCGTATGAAGCCGGGCCGGGTGTCGGCCAGGATCAGCCCCTTCAGCCCCGCCACATAGGCGGCACCCTGCTCGTCCCAGGCTTCGACCGGGAGAGCGACGATCGTCTCGTCGTCATCGGGCAGCGTGTAGAGGGCGACGGTGCTGGTCGTGCACGCGATGAAGGCCATCAGAAGGTCACCGCCGTCAGGTTGCGGGTGACGACCACGAGGAAATCGAGGTCGCTGAAACCGGCGCTCGTGGTGGTGACGACCCGCAGGTACCGCTCCACCGTGAGGGATCGGCCGGTCTGTATCCGCTGCGACGTCGGCCCGGCGGTCACCTGCGTGAAACTGCCGCCGGTCACGTCAGCCCAGGCATCGGATCCACCGTCGTCCGAGCTCTCTTGAAGCTTGATGGTGACGTCGTCGCCAGCGAAGGCCAGCACGTGCAGCCACGCCTGCAACCCGAACGCGCTGGACGCGCCGGCGTCGAGGCTGGCGGACTCGTCCGCCTCGGTGTGCGTCGCGATGCCGTCCGTCAACTGCACACCCCACTCCGTGCCGTAGCCGTTGGCCAGGGCCTGCACGGAGAAGCTGAAGCTGCCGTCGGCGCCGCGCGAGCCGTCGTAGTTGGCCTGCTTGGCGACCAGGCACGCGGCCGGACGCCCCGCGCCGGTGCCGCGCAGATACGTCTGGATCACGTCTGTGGTCGGCAGGGCGGACAGTACGGGGTGTGCCCGGTCGACGGCCGGGTTGAAGAACGAGGAGAACTCGAACGAGCCGTCCCTGAGCCCGCCGATGCGTTCCATCGCCTCCACGTTGATCGCCGTCATGTCGAGCGCCGCGGGGCCGCCGCCGATCCGGCCCAGTGAGCCGATGTCGCCGGACAGGTCGTAGCCGGCCACGAGGAGCCCGTCGCCGAGGCCGCTCTGCTTAGCCATGGTCGGCCTCCTCGATGGGGACGAGCGGCCCGTTGGCGACGATGTTGTGGCGGTGGGTGGCCAGGTGCTTCATGTCTGCGTCTCGGTTGCGGCGCAGCGTCTCGTACGCGCCCATCGCCGCCTGGAGCCACTCGGGCGGGACGTCGGTGACGTAGCCGTTCGGGACCATCACGCCCTTGCGGGAGGCGGTCACCGTCGGCGTGCAGTACTCCGCTGCAGACAGGCTGCGATGCCAGCGGACGGCGGTGCCGTCCATGATGGTCGCGGTCACGATGATCACGGGCTTGTCGGTCATGGAATCTGCTCCCATACGTCGTTGACCAGCACGGGAAGGACGACGTCGTAGACCCGGTACACGTGGCCGTCCTGCTGGAGGTAGCCCGCCCGGGCAGAGAGTGGCGTCCCGGCCTGGCCGAGTAGGTCGACGTTGCGGACGTTGCCGCCCAACTCGAAGTCCGTGCTGTACGCGTTCATGAGCGCGTCGACGGCGGCCATCATGTGTGGGTCGATCATGTCCCGCGGCTGGACGTCGGCGCTGCCTCGAATGCGTACGTTCCACACCACCACGGCGCTGGTGACGTGCAGCCCGGACGCGAACGGCACTGGGGCGATCGAGTCGGCCCACACCTCCGCGTGTAGGCCATGGCCGGGCGCGGACACCACCTCGTGGGCGTTCACGGTCTCGAAGATCCCGAGCGTCATGGCGTGGCTCACGATGGCGTCGAGGATGCTCGTGGCGTCGATCATTGGAGCCTCCACACGAACCGCTTGAGAGTGCGCTGCGCGAGCTGCGGAGCCTTCCGCTTCAGGCCCTGGGCGACCCGCCGGAACGTGAAGTAGCCCTCGAACCTGGTGACGGGCGCGTTCCGGGAGCCGGTGCCTTCCAGCCAGTGGCCGTATATGACTCGGTTGTCGTAGAGGACGCGCGCCATCGAGCCGATCGGTCGGTTCCGGATCTGCGACTGGTAGTGGCCGGTTGGATGCTTCAGTACTCGGGTCAGAGTGAAACCGATGTCCTTGATGCCCTGCTCGGCTACTTCGTCGACGGCGGCCTGCGTGAAGTTGTCGAGGATGCCGGACGCGCGGCCTTCCACGATGGGGCCCCGCATTTTGATCGTTGCGTGCACTTCCAGCACCGCTACACCCCCCTGATCCGGGCCTTGCGCCCGCAGGCGGCGTAGGCGGTGTCCCACAGCGCGTCGAGACCTTGCCCGACCTTCTGCGTCCGCGTCCGCTCCCGCGTGACGCTCGACCGATCCCCAGACGCCGGCCCCGACCGCGCGTAGCCGGCCTGCTCGCCGAGCACCTGGGCCAGCGAAAGGCCGACGCACAGCGCTACGACGGGGCCCGGCGGTACATGCCGCACCAGGGCGGCCCCGCTGTCGTGCGCCGCGGCGGTCGTGCCTACCGCGCCTCGCTCGACGGCCAGCCGCCGCGATGCGTAGATGTGGGCTCCGGACGAGTGGGCGGCCAGCACGCTGCCGTCCCAGCCGCGTTTGACGATCAGGATGTTGCCGGCGATGTCGACGATGAGCATCCGCTCGGCGTCGACCAGGACGACCTCGTCCACGCTGTAGGCGGTGCCGTTGGCCACCGCGACCGTGACCGCGGCCGCCTGCGCTGCGAGGTCTGCCCCCAGGTCCTGCCCGGTGTCCAACATGCTCCGCCCGGTGACGATCATCCGCTCGTCGCCTACGCGAATCAGGTCGCCGACCCCTACCGCCGCGCCGTCCGACACGTCCACGCTCGCGTCATCGGCTCCCGCGGACCCGGAGAGCACGCCTGCTGGTGCCTCATCGATGCGGCAGCCGCACCAGGTGCCGGTGATGACGATGGTCTGCTGGTGAGTGTCACCGGAAGAGAACGCGCTGCTGGAGTCGATGTTGACCTCGACCCGGTTGTACGGCGGCCCGCCGGTCGGGTAGAGCACGAGGTCGCTCGGCGGGATCGTGACCCCGCCGGAAGACACCTCGACCAGCTCGGCCAGCTCGTGGGCGTCCAGCCAGAGCCGCCACGGCCTCGCGCGCTGCGCGTTGGGCCAGTCGAACAGCCGGGTGTCGAGCTGGGGGTAGAAGGTCCGGTGCAGAACGCCTTCGATCTGCCTGCTCGCGGACTCGATCGCGCGGTCTACCTGCCGGTCTGACCTGGCGGTTTCCTTGATATCCAGAGCGGCCTTGACGGCCTCTCTCGTCGCGTACCAGACGCCCACCTGCCTCTACCTCCTCTCGCGTCTCTCTCGCCCTCACAGCCCTCTGAGGGCCGTCAGAGGGTGTCAGCCTCGCCAGATCCATCCGTCGAACTTGCAGTGGAGTTCGCCGTCCGGGCCTGCTTGGAGCGGTTCGCCGTCGTTCGGGCACGCTTCGGGCGGACGGGATTCGTCGTCTCGCCGGAGCTCGGCGGCTTCCCGGCAGATGTCTCGGAGCTGCTCCCAGGAGATGACTCCTCCTCCCTGAGCACGACCACGCGCTGCTCTTCGCCCTTGTGTGCCGCGCCGATCCGCTCAACCTGCTCGGCCTCTTCGTCGGTGAGAGGGCCGAGGTCGCCTACTTCGACAGGAACGTTCTCTGACTCGATCGGCGGCAGCGCCTCGCCGGTCCCGTCGCCGGTGATCTCGGGCGACCAGGTGCCGTCGGCCGGCACCTCGATGCCTTCCATGGGCACGCCGGTGCCTGGGTGCTCGCGCTTGGGCAGCACCGCAGGCGGCGGGCCGTCGGCCGCCGCGTTCGACGCCCCGCCGTGGCGGGTCACCTTCGGCACGCTCTCCTCCTCCATCGACCCGACTAGCGCGGGCATCGCATGCCAACAGCGGGCGCAGTGCAGCCGGTACGGCATCTCGACCACGCCCGGCACCGGCTGCCGCAGGTAGACCCGCCGCACCACCGCGAACGCCGGACAGGCGTCATTGCCGCAGGCGACGTCGCGGGAGGGCAGCCGCGACCCGCCGCCGCCCTCCTCGACACGCTCGCCGCTCCCGCAGTGCGGGCACGCTTCCAGGCCCGGCGCGTACCGCGTCGAGCAGCCGGAGCACACCCACAGAGGCATCAGCCGGCCACCAACGTGGCGCCGTCCGTCAGCGGGATCCACGTGCAATACCAGGTCACCGCCCCGTCAGGGCCGGTGCCGGTCGTCACCTGCTCGATGTCGCCCGTGCTCACGACGATGCCGCCGAGCGCCTTCCCACCCCGGTTCAGGTCCGGCGGCGTATCGGTCTGGTCCAGCACGCCGAGCACCGTGCCCGCGGCCGTGTCGGTGGTGCCGATGTCGGTGGCCGTGATCAGGTCAGCGGTGTCGCCCACCGTCGGGTTCGTCTGCAGCTTGACCGTGTTGGCGACGGTGATGGCGGTGGTGACCACACCCCACAGGGCGGTGATCATCACCTCGCCGCCGGCCACGGTGAAGATGGTGCGGGTGTCCGCCGCGAACGCGCCACTCGGCGACGCCACGGGGGCGCTGCCGAGCAGCAGCGTCCGAAGCTGCGAGCCCTGAATCATCGTCGTCATCGCTCAGGCTCCTCAGGTCAGCAGCGCGGGCAGGTTGGCCGGGGCACGCTGCGCGGCCAGATCCCGGGCGAAGTACAGGACTGTGAGCGTCTTGTCGCCGGCGCCGAGGTCGGGCACGTTGACGCTGATCCACTCGTAACCGTCGGACAGTGAGGTGGCTTCGACCTCGAAGACGAGGATGTTCTGCTCGACGTCGGTCGTCTCCGACGCTGCGACCGCGATCTCGGAGGCGGCCGCCTGGCTGTACTCCGTCCACGTCTCGCTGTTGTCGAGCGTGGTCGCGGACTTGATCCAGTACTTGGTGATCACGTCCAGGTCGGCGGGGGTGCCTCCCGAGGCGGCGGTGTGCTGCTGAAGGTCCACCTGGAGGTCGTCGCCGCCGGTGGCCACGCCGCCGACCAGGACGACGGTGACGCCGCCGCACTGCTTGAGGTGGATGCGCTTGCCGGTGACGGCGCCGTTCGTCGCCGCCGGCGGAGCGCCGAGCCCGATGTCGAACAGCCGTCCCAGGGCCTGCTGTGCCATATCTGCTTCTCCTTGTCTGGCCGGCGCCGGTCAGGCCCGGTCGGCGATCTCGACGAACGGGGAGAGGGCCGGACCGCCGTTCGCGGGCGTGATCGCGCTCTTCAGCCACGGCCGTCCGTCGACGCGCTGAATGATCCGGTAGGCGGTCTGGTCGTTCCCGAACCGGTAGTCCGTCGAGGAGGCTGCAGTCATCACCTGCCGGTCACCGATCAGGTAGTAGCTGAGGTCGACAAACGCGAGGTCGGAGCGGTCGCCGAGACGGCCCGCCTTCTCCGACACGACCAGCGGCCGGCCGAAGATGGTCATCGGAGCCGGGCCGGCGACGTTGGTCAGCATGACCGGGCCGCCGCCCGTACCCACCGAGAGCGCCATCGTGAACAGTTCGGGGATCGCCTCCGGCGAGCACACCCAGATGCCGCGCGCCAGCGAGCTGGGCAGCATCCGGGAGTACATCTTGATGACGTTCTCCACGACGATCGTGTCCGCGGGCTGGCCGCTCTCCTTCGCCACGGCGATACCGGCGCTGTTGCCTGCGCCGAGGAAGCCGAGCGGCTCGCCCACGCCGCTGCCGGACATGAAGGCGATGTCCTCGAAGAACGCGAGGGCCATCGGCCACATGGTCTCGATCAGCGCGGCGAAGCTGATCAGGCTGTCGGACAGCAGCTCGTTGGGGGTGACCGCGAAACCGGTGAGTTTCTTGGAGTCGAGGACGGCCCGCCCGAACTTCGCGTTCGACTCCTGTAGCGCTGCGGACTCCTCGCCCCAGAAGCCGATCATGCCGCCAAACACGCTGCCCGCGTTCGTGGTCGAGTCGATCATCGGGAACGGCACCCGCGCCGTCTCCATCGGCACGACCGTCGCGCGGGAGCGGACGACAGCCATCTCCAGCGCGATCTGGAGCAGCTGCGAGCGGAGAGTCTCGGGGACGAGAAAGCCGCCCTCCGCCGGGACGACGGAGCTGTAGGCGTTGCGAAGCTGCTCCATCTTTGAGCGGGCCTCAGCCGACGGGTTGAGGTGCCACGCCATCTTGAAGTACTCAGCCGCCGAGCTGAAGTCCTTGTCGATGGCGGCTCCAGCCGCGGCCTTGTTGTAGGCGGTGGCCTGCTTGTGCGAGGTCAGCATGTTGGCCGGGCGGGTCTGCGGGTCGAGGTTGAGCCGCTTGACGCCGTCGCCGCCGGACTGGTTGTCCTTCAGGAAGGCGGCCATCTCACGCTGCACCTCAGCAGCGACCTGCCGGTTGAGGTCGGTGCCGTCGCCCTGCTGGGCCTGACCGTAGGCGGCGACGAACGCGTGCAGCGTCTCGGTGCTGGCGAGGATGCCCTTGTAGCGGCCGGGGTCGCCGAACATTTCGGCGAGCTCGGCGCTGTTCTTGGGGACGGGGATGTCCTTCGGCAGGACGGGTGTGGTCACAGCAGTGCCTCCCTCAGGCGGTCCCACACGTCCTCCGTGGACGGGGGTGTGATCAGGTGTGCGACGGCTGACGCCCACGCGTCAGGCTGCGGTTCAGACTCGGGAGCAGGCTCGACAGCGGCCAGCTCAGGTTCGGGTGGTGCAGGCGCCGGCTCCGGGGTGTGCGCCTCAACGGGGGGTGCAGGCGTTTCCAGAGCCGGCGCCTGGTCTACGGGTGCCGGGCGGGCGGGGGCGGGCGCGTTGCTGCGGCCCGCGTACCGGAAGATGGACAGATCCCACTGCGCCGCCATCCGCGTCTCCGCGTCGTCCGGCTCGTCACGGTCGGGCTGTGGCGGCGGGACGAGCAGCTCGTCGGCGAGGCCCGCCTCTACCGCCTCGTCGGCGGTGTACCAGGTTTCGGCCAGCATCCGCTCACGCCATTCGGCCCGGCTTCCGCCGGCCTTGGCGGCGTACGCGTCGGCGATGTTGTCGCTGATCTTGTCGAGGACCTCCGCCATCTTCCGCATCTCTGCGGCGTCGCCCCAGCAGCCGCCGCTCGCGTCGTGGATCATGAACATCGAGTTGGGGGCCATGACCAGCCGGTCGCCGGCGAGGGCGATGACGCTGGCGATCGACGCGGCGAGCCCTTCCACGCGGACTGTCACCGTGGCCGGATGCGCCCGGAGCGCGTTACCGATCGCCACGCCCTGGAACACCGACCCGCCGGGGGAGTTGACGCGCACCGTCAGCCTGGACGCGGTGACCGCGTTCAGCTCCTCGACGAACTCGTCCGCGAGGATGCCCCACCAGCCGATCTCGCTGAAAATCAGCAGCTCTGCTTCATCGGTGGTGCCGTTGCGGAACTCGTACCAGGGTGCCTTCGCCCGAACTTGGGGCTGTGGGCCTGGGGACAGGTCGGGCAGGTTGATCCACGTCATGATTCACCCCAGTGAGGTTCCACGGTGCCGCGGCAGCGGATGGTCCCGAGGCAGGCGAAGTAGCCGCCGTGCGGGTAGGACTCCTTCACGTCGCGCAAGGTGTCGAAGCGTTCGCCGTCCACGTCAGCGCACTGGATACAGGTGTTGCGGTCCCTCTCCTCTGTCGCTACGTAGTAGGTGGCGCCGTTGCCTTCGTCGTCGGCCAGCTGGAGCGTGGCGTACCGGCCCGCGGCCTCTGCCGACCAGATGGCGCCGCCCAGCTCGGTGCGCAGGCTGGCGTCCGAGAGGCCTTCCAGGAAGTCGCGCACCCGGCCGGTCACCTCGTCGGCGTCCGAGGACCACACCCGCAACGCTTCACGCGCAGCGGCGATAGCGAGGCCGGCGGCGAGCAGCCCGGCGGTCACCGCGGCGGTAGCGGCCAGGCCGGCGGCAAGCACACCGGCCACCACGGCGGCCGTGATGGCGACCCCTTGCTCTTCGGCGGTCGCCACCATGCGCTGGCCGGCGGCTTCGGCTTGTTCAATGAGGGCGGCCTCCAGCAGCGCCGCACCCGCGCTGCTGGAGGCCGTCAGCGCGGCAAGATCGGCGGGGGCCGCCGCCACAACGGCCGCCCGGATCTGCTCCAAGAGCTCAGCGCGCTGGTCTTCGGTGACCTGCTCCCAGTCGGCGAGAAGGTTGTCGAGGCGTTCCTGCCAGTCCTCGCGGGTTTCTTCAGGGTCGACCTGGGCGCGTAGCACGCGGAGCAGGTCGTCTGGCGTCGGCGCGGGCGGGATGGCCGGGGGTGCAGGTTGCTTGGCTGGGGGTTCGCGCCAGACGAGGGTGTCGGGCAGCTCCAGCGCTTCGACGACGCTCTCGCCGGTGAACCCGGCTGTGATGTACGTGGCGGCGGCGGACGCCTTGCTGGTGCGCTCGACGTTGGCGGCCTCGCGATCCTCCGGCACCGGGTTGACGAAATCCCACTCCAGATCCCGCGCGGTGTCGCCAAACAGCGGCAAAAAGTCGAAGTTCAACGCCTGCTTGATACGGCCGCAACGCGGCTTTACCTGCCAGCGGGCGAACGTCGTGTCGGCGGCCTCAGCGTTGGCCCGGTTGATGTCCTGGGACAGACCGAGGGTGTGGCCGTGAATCGCGTACGCCTCGCGGATGATCTCGCGGGTGGCGCCGCGCGTCTCCACGAATTCCATGTCCCGCTGGGTGAACTTCCGATCGACCCACTTCAGGCCGCCTTCGAGGATCGCAACCCGATGTGCAGCGGCCACGCCACGGTGCTGCTCGTCCCAGCGGTCGCGTAGCTGGTCGAACTCCGTGTCCCCGAGGTTCGTTGGGGCCTCGATGATCCCGGACGGCAGCGCCGAGTTGTGGAAGAAGTTGCGGTTCCACTCCGCGCTCAGCCGGCCTGCTTCCAGGTCCGGCAGGATCGTCCCCACTGGCGAGATGCCGCGGTATGGGTCGCGGGGGTGGGGGCGGCGCAGCATGATGACTTCGTCCACGCGCAGCGGCACCTGCTCGCCGTCCGGGCCGCGGTAGATGTAGCCGGAGATGAATTCGGTCGGGTGCGGTACCGGCATCATCCGGTCGGGGCGTACCGGCCACAGCTCCAGCGGGATGCTGCGCATTTTGGGGTTACGGGCGACGACCCACCACGCTTCGCCGGCGAGGTCCAGGTGCTGCTGGAACGTCTCCACAAACTCTTGGCCGGGCATCCAAGGATTCGGCTTGCGCCAGATGTCCAACGCGAGGTGTGAGGTGACCTCGACGCGGTCCTCGGGCTTGCCGGAGGGGGCTTTGCGCCACAGCTTCCACTCGACTTCGGCGGTCGCGGAGGCGAGCCGGTCGACGATGGCGAACAGGGTGCCGACCGTCTCCATGGCACGGAGCTGCTGCTCGGCGTCGTTGCGCAGTCCGGACGGCAGCGCGTACCGGATGCCTCTGCTCACGTACGGGACGGGAGCCTTGTTCTGGACTGTGCGGGCGAGCGCGCCGAGAGGGCTTCTCACCGGCGCTCGCTACCTGAGAGGGACTCCAGGATCAGGAGGGAGATGCCGCCGACGGCAAGGCCGGCTGCGAGGTGGAGCGTCCAGGCGGCGGCGGTGAGCATGCCGAACCCGGCGACGCTGAGCGTGAGGGTGCGGATGGTTTGCCAGCGGGGGAGCAGCTTGGCGGCGGCACGGCCTGCGCGGACGACGAGGGGTGTGCGGGGTGGCCGCGTCCTGGCTTTGGCGGCGGCGTAGTTGCGCTCAGCATGGAACGCGTCCATGAACGTCGTCATGGGCTGGTCCGGTGTGTGCGCATCCCCATACGATCAACGCTACTTGTAGCAGGAAGATTTCCTGTGAAGCGGCGTTGTAGCAATAAAATTTGTTGTTCAATGTTGCTGTGGAGGTCCATTGCGTCAGGGTGCTGTCAGCGAGCACATGGTGAGACGTTTCTCCAAGGTCCAGTCCGAATCTCAACCTGAGCATTCACCTCACCAAGAGCAGCGCGGCGCGATGAAATGGAGCATGAGGATTCGTCGGCGCCCTCCCGAGTTGCCCGCTCGGCCACCCGACCTGCGCCCGCCGCGCTCGATGTGGTGGTGGGTTGTCCCTGCCGCATTGCTGATCGGCGCGGCAGCCTGGGGCACCGCCGCGTGGCTATTGCAAGACCTGCAGACAGTGCCAGTCGCCGAACAGGTGTCCGCCCGGATAGAGGCAGCTCGGACCGCACTAGCAGCCGCGGCCGGCGTCGGCGCGGCTGTGACGTTGATGCTTGCGGTGCGTCGGCAGAGGCACCAGGAACTGGCCACCGCTCACAGCACGCACGACGCTGTCGAGCGTCGAGTGACCGAGTTGTACACCAAAGCCGTCGAGCAACTCGGCAGCGATCAGGCCCCCGTCCGTCTCGGCGGGTTATACGCACTGGAACGTCTGGCACAGGACACCCCGGCTCTGAGGCAGACGATCGTGGACGTGATTTGTTCCTATCTGCGCATGCCCTTCACTCCCCCCTCGGGCGAGGCCATGTCTGCCGAGCCCGCCGTACCGCGCGCCGCTATCGCCGGTATTTCCACAGCCAACTCCGGACGCAATCCGCGCGAGGAGAGCCAAGTGCGCCTCACTGCCCAACGCATCCTGACCGCACACTTACGCTACAACCCACCGGCACCGCGCCGCTGGTGGCAACCGCGCGGCTTCAGTCTCCAGCTGCAGTACTGGCCCAATATTCGCCTCGATCTTACTGGGGCTGCCCTTGTGGACTTCGACCTCAGACGCTGCCGCGTTGGCGGTGTTCGGTTCGGAGGCGCAATCTTCAGCGGCATTGCCCAGTTTGATGACACGACTTTCACCGAAGCTGCCCGATTTGGCGAAGCGATCTTCAATAGTGGGGCGCACTTCACCAGGGCGACCTTCCGCAACTATACCTGGTTCCATGGGGCGACTTTCGGCGACACCGCCAACTTCAGCGAGGCGATGTTTCCCGGCGAAGCCTGGTTCAGCAAAGTGAACTTTAGTGGCGACGCCCAGTTCAACTCGGCGAGGTTCACCCGCGAAGTCTGGTTTGCAGATTCGACGTTCGCTCACGGTGCCGGTTTCGGCGAGGCGGCTTTTGCCGGTGCTGTCGTATTTAACAAGGCGACCTTCGATGGCGCCAACTTCGGCGGGGCGACCTTCGACGGTGACGTTGCATTCAACCGGGTGAACTTTGGTGGCGACGCCCAATTCGGCCAGGCGATTTTCAACGGTGGGGCCGCGTTCGCGGAGGCGACCTTTACCGGGGATGCCCGGTTCGGCCTGGCGGGTTTCAACCGTGGCGCCAAGTTCGTCGGAGTGACTTTCGCCGGCGACGCCTGGTTCGAAGGGACGATATTTGCTGGCAGCGTTCGATTCGGTAATGCCACCTTCGTCGGAGGAACCTGCTTCGACAACGCGAAGGGGTTGCACGCCGCGGATGTGAGTGGCGCCCGAGTGGGGCCAGTTGGAGAGAAATCGCGGCGGTGGCCGTCATGTTGGCGTCAGTTTCCGGGGGCAGACGGGTGGTGGACGCTGCGCCAGACCGTGGGCCCAGTTGTTGAGCAAACGCCGACGGCTGGCCAGTAGTGCTTGGCGATTGATACGAGGCCAGCTGTCGAGTTGCCCGCGTCGCGGCGGTATTGGCGAAGACCACGTTATTGCGCACCCGGACGCGGCCGTCTCAATCGCAGCCCAGCGGTCTCCGACGCAGGCGGCTGTTTACCGCGGTTCCCCTCCGTCCAATGGTGCTCCTACAGAGTGAGACACCTTGGACCGCGCTACTGCCCGCGGTAATCCCCTTGGCCACTCAGAAGGAGCAGCCGCATTATCGTCCGAGTGTGCGGATGCGCGGCCGGGCACCCAGATCCTTCTGCGCCACCATGTAGCGCGCCGCGTCCATCCCGTGATCGTCCTGCTTGACCGGCGTCTCCTTCGGCGGCTTGCCCGGCGTCTGGTCCCACACGTAGCCGGTGATCTCCTCCACTGTGGAGCACGGCTTCTTGGCGTCCTCCAGCTCCGGGTCGCGCTCCACCAGCGAATCCCGTAGGAAGCTGATCCGCGGACGCCCGTCATCGGCCAGGCGGAACCGGGCCTGCGTCGCCTGGATACCGTCCGAGACGCCCTTGCGCGCCGCCACCGTCGACATGCCGAGATGCCTGTCCAGGGTGGCTCGGTCCTCCGCGTCATGGTCACAGATCACCGCCCGCGGTCGCGGCTCTGCCCACACCAGGCGGCACGCCTTGCAGTCGTGACAGTCGTGATCGGCCGCGCGCGACTCGCAGCACTCCGCGCATTCGCGGACCAGGCGCAGGATCGTCTTGGCGTGGTCCTCGACCAGGGTCCGAGTCCTGTAAATCTCCCGATACAGGTAGAGCCGCCCGTCCGGGTCTTCGGCCCAGCACTGGAGCACGAACGGGTTGGTGAATCCGAAGTCGACGGTCCACCAGCGCGTCCACGAGTCGGGGATGTCGAACCGGTCGATGAGGTGGACGGCCGGGTCGTACTGCTCGTAGATCAATCCTTCGGCGGCGACCCAGCGGCCGTGCCGGAGCCGGTGGTAGCGGACACCGGTGAGCTTCTCTAGCTTGCCGATGTACGCCTCCCCGCCCTCGGTGAGGGTGCCGTCCTCGCGGAACAGGGTCGGATTGTCCTCGTGCCGGGAGTGGAGCATGAGGGTGTCGCCGCGGTCGGCGCGCTGCTTCAGCCAGTGGGACGGCGTCCACGGGTTGCAGTCGGCGAGAAGCTGCTGGAACGAGATGCGTCCGTTGCGGAGGCGGGTGGTGAGGGCTTCCCAGTCGTCGATGGTGAGCTCGATGGCCTCCTGCACGAAGATGACGTCGTACTCCGACGACATGACCTTCTGCGGCTTGTCGAGCCCGCCGACCACCACGGTGCTGCCGTTGGTGTAGCGGTAGGCGGCGGCCTCCTGCTGGCTGCCGCCATACCAGACGACGTGGCCGGCGGCGATGGACTCGGCGGCGACCTTCTCCCGCCAGGTGACCAGGCCCGTGCTGCCCAGGCTGACGAGCGTCTTGCGGACGATGAGGCCGCGGGCGCCCGGCGTGGCCAGCATCATCGCGTGCAACTTCTCCAGGGCGGCCCGGGACTTGCCGGTGCCGGCAGGCCCGGAGAGGAGGACTTCGGGGGCGCGGGAGGCAAACACGTCTGCCGCGGCGCCGCGGGGCCGGTAGTGGTGACGGAGAGTGCTGCTCATATCACGAGGTTACGACGTAAGCTCCCGGTTCATCTGTTCCCGAAGCTGCCGTGTAGTTTCTCCGAACGCTTTCAGCTCCGCTGCTCGCTCTTCCTCGGTCAGAGACACTTTGGCGCTGTTGTTCTCTCTGCCGAGGAGGAGCTTTATGTTGTGGGTCGCGAGTTTGGAGACGTGATCAAGCCACTTGCCATGAAGCTGCTGCACCTCAAGTGAGCCGTACATGGTGATCTTTGCCATTCCATCGAGAAGAGGCGTGACCCACACTTCGCGGTCCAGGACGGGAATGCCCAGGTCGGTAACGTGATCGGGGTCGGATACTTGTACAAGCGTGACCCGAGTGATCATCTTGTAGGTCTCGACGTAGGCTTCAGCCTTCCGCGCCTCTCGCGCCAGCATGAGCTGGCTATTGGCAGCCTTGTCTGCCACGCGCTCAGCATGTTTGCGGCCTTGATGTCCGGCGTACCAGGTGAACCCAACGCCTACGATGCCGCTTGCGGCGGTTGCTGCGGGGGCGACCCATTCCCATGCCATTGCCCAAGTATGACTGTGTCGATCACGAGTTGGTGCGTCGTTACGGCTCCACTTGAACTTGCGGCTGACCGTCGAGCAGCGCCGCGATGTTGTCGGCAATCTCGGTGTAGACCTCCGCATCCCCGAAGTCCCCGACGTGATCGGCACTTGCGCTGGGGACGCGCCTCACCGCTTCGGCAAGCGTAGCTGCATCGATGAGGTCGGACGAGTCCCCGTAAACCTCGACCTTGAGAAGTGAAGCGTACGGAGACGGTACTGCGGGCAGATAAGCGCGGAGTCGCTGCACCGCCACTCGCTCCGCATACACGCGCTCAGGCCGGTCAGGTCCAGCGAGCAGACGCACCTCATTGATGGTCCTCTGCGTGCCCCGGTACTCCGCGTAAAGGTCCCCCGCTCGCTGGAGCAGCCCAAGGAGAAAATCCCGGTGGTCGCGATCCCGTTGCGCATCTAATTGAGCCCGAAGGCGCTTATCTGCGGCTTCACGCTCGTCGCGTAGACGTCGATCGGCGTCAGCTCGGTCGGTTTTCCGCTGCTCGTCGCCATCCTCTCGATCCTGCTGGCGTTGAGCGCTTTCTCGTCTCCAACCATGGACCGCGACAACCAACGCAACGATAACTGCGAGGACCGTTCCCCAACCTTGCAGGTGATCAGTCAGTTGAGCTTCCTCAGATTTCGGAGCAGGTGAAACCGTAGCCGTGACCGTCGCAGTCGAGGTGACTGTGGTGACAGGAACAGCTGTTGGAGTAGTTGTCGCAGACTCAATGCTGGGACTCGGGGATGGTGACGTCACGCCTCGATTCTCCTACTGCAAATCGGCGAGATTGACGCCCTCGAACGAGTAAGTCACCTGCACCTCGCCGCCGACCTCCTGCTTCACCGGAGCGTTCAACCCCAACAGCCGCGCCCGCTGCTCCTCGATCGCCAACACCGTCTTGATCGCCTGCAACGTCGGCCCATCATCAGCGAGCGGCTCGTCCTCGTGATAGATCACCCGGCCGTTCGACACCGTGATGTGCTTCCGCTCCAACACCTCGTACGCCCGCCGCAGCATCTCGTCCAGCCGCTCCGCCTGCTCGACCCGGTACTCGGCTACCTTCTGCTCGGGGATCTTCTTCAACGTGTCCCAGTAGAGCTGGTGGGCGCGCTGCTTCGAGATACCGAGCTGCGCGCCGATGGCTTCGAAGCTGTGGCCGCGGCGCTTCAGCTCCATGACCTTGGTGCGTCGCTGCTGGTCTTCTTCGGTGAGGCGTCTGGCCATGGTCAATACCTCCTGAGTCAAGTGTGGGGTGTGGGGGCGTGACGGTGCGTGTGCGGGCCGCTACGGGGTCTGTGGCGGCCTTGTAGGGGTGTCTGGATGTCCTGATGCCTGGACAGGCTCAGATTTGCTCTCAGGGCCGCGCGTGGGCCTTGGCGGGTTGAGCGGGGCGCGGATCATCGGCCGTCTTCGTCTTCGTCTTCGTTCTCGTCTATCGGCCAGGTGGTGCCGAGGCCGTTGTCGTGCTCGCGGCCGTCGTCGTGGTGGTCGGGGTCGAGGTGGCAGAACACCTCGTGGCCGCGGCTGTTGTGTGCCATCTGGTTGCAGCGGGGGCCTGGCCGGTTCTCCCAGGCGTCGAGTTCGCGTTCGGCCTCCGCCGCTGTCTCGGCGGCGTTCTGTCGACGGGTTTCCCATCCGCGGCGGGCGGCGGCCTTCCGCGCGGCGATGGCTTCGGGCTGGTTGCGCCTGGCGTCACGGAGCGCCTTCTTGAGTGCTCGTCGTTGGGCTGCGGCGGCGATGGCGGTGTCTGCGAGGCCGGCGAAGAGGGCGCCGATGGCGTCGTGTCGGCGGGCGGGCTGATCGATGGCTTGGTCGAACAGTTCGCTCGGTGTCGGATTGTCGGTCATGGGGTGCTCCTTCGGGCGATCATGCGGGTTTTGATCTGCTGCTGCGTGGGCGGTGTGTAGGCGTGCCAGCCGGTGGTGGCGGTCCAGCGCTGGCAGTGGCCGCGTTGGGGGAGGGCGCACCATCGGCAGCCGCTGGGTGTGGCTCTTTCAGAAGGGCGGGGTGTCGTCATCGTGCACCTTGGTTTTCTGTTCGGCGGGTTGGGTGAATGCTGCGAGTGGGTTTCCGCATATGTGTGTGGCGACTATCAGGTATCGGCGTTCTTTCTTTTTGATGAAGTGGGTGGTGCGGGGGTGGAGTTCGCGTCCGGCTTTTACGGTGACGAGGTCGTAGGTGGTGCGGCCTTGGAGGAGTGCGACTGCTTCTCCCATTTCGGTGAGTGGGGTGGGGTCGCAGCGTGCGGTCATTGCGGCGTTGTCTGCGTCGAGGCCTCGGAGGATGGGGGTGTGGCATCGGCGGCAGAGGCGGATGCCTGCGCAGCGGGCTGCGTCGGTCTGCTTCTGCAGGAGCCAGGCCGCGGTCATGGCCAGCGCACCTGGCGGACCTGCCGCGTGCCGGCCTTGTAATCGCCTTGTCGAGCGAAGTATCCGCTGGTCACGCCCCTGTGGAGCAGGTTGCTGATGGTCTTGGCCGTGAGCCCGGTTTCGGCTGTGACCGTGGTGATGATCGCGCTCCAGTCACGCCATGTCCCGTCTTCGAGGAGGCGGAGGATGTGGGTCCAGCCTGCGGCGATGCGGGGTGAGAGTGTGGGGTCGAAGCGGCCGTTGTCGAGGATGTAGGCGCCTTGGCTGATCATGGGGTCTCCTTCGGGTTGGTGGTGGGTGTGCACATGGGGTGGCGGGTTTGGTCGGGGGTGAGGACGGTCATGGGGGTGCCGCAGAGATGGCAGGGCCGGGTGGTCTCCCATCGGCGACCCTCACCCTCTTGGGGATGATCTTGGTTGGCTGGTTCGGCGGGGAGGAGTGCGCCAGTGCGCCGCCTCTCTATAGAGAGGCGCACTGGCGCACTCCCCGCCTGTGCGCTGGCGCACTCCGGCGCACTCGGCGCACTAGGGCTCTGACCTGCGGTTTTAGTGCGCGGCTCACTCGGCGCACTCGGACGCGATATATCGTGTTCACCGCTTATTGACACCTGAGTGCGCGGCGCACTCAAATCGGTGTCCTGGCCTGCTGTTTTGTTATTGACAAGATCGCTGAAGTCGTCTCTTTTCAAGATCGGCGGCGCACTCCGCGCGAGCTTCGACGCGTCCTTCACGAAGTACGCCGACCCGCCCGCGCGCCCCGGCGACACCCCCAGAACCCCACGGTCCACCCCCGACTTGAGCGCCTTCCGGACCGCCTCCCGGCCGTGCTCGCTGTCCTTCAACGCCGCCTCGACGGCACGCTGAGACTGCCCCGGTGCGAGCCCCAGATGATCCACCACGGCCTGCAACGCCCGGTCGGTGACACTGTCCTGGCGGGTGCCGCCGACCAGCTCCAGACGTCTCCCGGCGGGCTCGTAGGCGAGCAGCGATTCCCGGACTTCGACGTCACGCCCATACGCCGAGAAATAGCGTGGCGCGTTCGGCTCCGATTCGCCATCCTCATTCTTTTCACGCACCAGACGCCATTCCACATCCGGCCAATCCCGCAACCGTGACGCGCCACGGGCACGCTCACCCGAATGCCCCATGTGGTGGACGACGACCGCCTCCTGCACCCCCGCCTCTTTCAAAAACTCGTCGAAAGCGACGAGAAAACGCCCGGCTTCTTTATCTTCGGAGAGTCCGAGGGCGTCCAATATGGGGGCGAGGCAGTCGAGGATCACCACGGTGGCGCCTGCGGCCCGCAGCTCGGCGGCCCACTCGGATCGGGTCTCGGGGTCGAGCAGGTCGAAGGAGGAGAGTCGTCCGCGCAGTGATACGACGGCGGCGGCCTGCTCGTTGGCGATGCCCTGGTCGCGGATCCACCGCCGGATCATGCGTTCGTCAAGCTCGTCGTCGAGCAGCACCACCTTGCCCGGGAACGGCTCCACGCCGAACGCGCCCAGGAACGGCACGGAGTCGACGAGGGAGCGCAGCAGGTTGCCGATGATGGTGGTCTTGCCCGCCTTGTACTGGGCGGCCAGAACCACCCTGCCGCCCTTCGGCCACAGCCGGTCAACGCGGTAAGCCACCGGCTCGTCAGGGACGGCGAGGAAGGCGTCCAGGCGCACGACGGGCGGCCGCTGGAGCGGGCCTTGGCGGGCCTTCCTGGCCCGCCGCTGGGCTTCCTCCCGCACCTTGAGTTTGCGCAGCTCGTGGGCGACCTCACGCTCGAACGCGAGGGCGTCGAGGTCGAGGTCGGGCGCCTCCTGCTGGTCAGGGACGGGCAGGTGGTGGACGGTGGCCAGGTTGCCGTCCACCGTGAAAGGGGGCGGCCCCGAAGGCTGCATGCTGGCTTGGGGGTGGCCGGGCGGGAGAAGGTCGGAGAAGTCGTCGCGCGGCGCCCGCTCCTCCACCTGTTCCCGCACCTGCCGTGAATCGGAGTGTGGGGCTTGGGCGATGGCCCAGGCGAGGATGCCCTGAAACTCCGCGCGCGCCTGACTTGGGGTGAGCTTGCGTTCGGAGCCGTCCCGGGAGACGACCATGATGAGCCCGAAGTAGGTGGACAGCTTCTCTGCGGCGGCCAGCGCGGGGTAGAGGCCGGCGGCGGCCTCGCGCATGGCCCAGGCGGCGGCGGACAGGGTCGCCTGGTGGCGGGACTCTCCGGCCGCGATGGCGGCGTCCCACCGGGTCAGGACGCCGGACAGGAGTTCCGGCCGGGCGCTGCCGGTGTGAGCGTTGAGGAAGGCGCGTACTTCGCGGTCGGTGGCGGCGTCTGAGCTGTCGCCGCTGTCGGGGAGCTGGTTGGCGAGCACCGCGGGCAGGACGGGCAGTTGCCCGGTGCGCTGCCACTCGTACCGGCCACCCTCGGACTCCTTCTCGTGCACGCTGGGGGCGACGACGACGATGCCGTTCCGGCCGCGGACTTCGCCCCAGGTTTTGCCGAGTTGGCCGGCCGAGTTGCCGAGGCTGCGGCCTTCGGGGACGGCGTACAGGTAGTGGCCGCGCTCCGGGTCGCTGTCTCGGGTGGATTGGAACGGCGGCGGTTCGGTGAGGAGGACGGCGCGCAGGAGCGGTGTGAGCTGGCCGGGCTGGTCGACGTCGAAGCAGATGGCGCCGGACCGGCCGACGTGCAGGGCGAGGGCGTGGTCGGTTCCGGCGAACCAGGCGATGATCGTCTCAGTGTCGCGGCTGGACTTGGCGGGCCAGCCTTTGCCGAGGACGGATCCGGCGTGCTTGGTGGCCTGGTTGACGGGGAGCACGTACCAGCCTGCGCGCGCGTAGGCGAGCGCTGCGCCGAGGGTGTCGTGGTCGGCGCTGATGTCGGGGATGGTGAGTGCCACGTCAGGCGGCCGTTCCGCGTGGCCGTCTGGGGGCTGTGGTGTCCAGCCAGAAGGGGTCGTCGACTCTCGTGAGATCCATTACGGGTCCCCTTTCCGTGCTGGTGCTGGTGGTGCTGAGTGCCTCCTCCGGGGCTCGAACCCGGGTGCCTGCCTGCGGGGCTGAGATGGGGTGGCCCCCTGCCGCCGCTGGGTGCGAGGGCAGGGGGCCGGGGGTGGGGTTAGGCGAAGCCGAGGGCGGTCCGCTGCTCGGGCGGGAGGGCGGCGACGGCGGCGGCCTGCTCGGGAGTCATGCCGGGCGGCGGCGTCCACTGGGCGGCAGACGCTGCCGGGGCGGCGGGGGTCGGGGCGGGCGGCTGCGGCGCGGCCGGGGCAGCGTACGCGGCCTGCTGCGGTACGGCGGCAGGCTGCTGGCCGCCGTTGAGGAACTCGTTGGCGGCGGCCTGGGCAGGCGGCTGGTAGGTGGCGGAGTACAGCTTGGGCGGGTTCTTGCCTCGCGCCTTCTGCTCGCCGTCGCCCGTGTAGGTGAGCGTCAGCGTGCCGCCGACGTCGAGGCCCTTCGCGCCGGACCGGCGCACAGCCTCCCGCACCGCCTTCAGGCTGTTGGCCTTGATGTAGAAGGCGCGCTGCCCGTCGTCGTCCGGGACCTCCGGGTCGCGAAGGCTGGTCTGGACGGTGACGACCATCTGCATCATGGGCTTGCCGTCGTTCCAGAACTTGAGCTCGCCGGTGTCGAGGTCCTTCTGCTGCTCGACCTTCGGCTGAGTGGTGATGGGGCCGCCGACGGTGGTGCCGATGGTGTCGAAGCGGGCGGCCTTGATGCCGCCGCCCATCAGGAAGTCATTTGCGGTGATGTCGATGCTCATGCTGTGCTCCTTTGATCGTTTGCTACTGGGCGATGAGGTCGAGCAGTTCCGATGTCGCCTCTTCGGCGACGTCGGGGTCACCCGGACAGCCGTCCGAGAGGTTCTGGGAGCCCGGCTTGAGCCATGGGCAACTGCGGCACCACGATGCTTTCCGCTTGAGCAGCGGGAACGCGGTGGAGCCGAGAGCGGAGACGAGATTGGCGATCCCGTCGGCGCGGGATAGCGCGTCGAGGGCGCGTTGCCGGTCGTACGGGGCCGACCACAGGTAGCGCTGGCGCCACTCCTGGTCACGGGGCAGGAAGTAGATGGCGATGTCGGTGACTTCGCGGCCGGCCAGCTCATGTCCGAGCCCGTACACGTGGCCTTGGACCTCGTACTGTTCGCCGGGCCCTTCCTTCTTGTACTTGCGGAGGGTGGTGCCGCCGGGGATCTTCCAGTCCCAGACGACGCCGTCCACGTATAGGTCGGAGTTGCCGGAGATGTCGGTGCCGTTGATTCCGCCAGCGGTGACGCGCTGCTCCAGCAGGTAGCGGTCGATGCCGTCGGCTTTCCAGCCGGGCCGCGCCATGTTGGCGAGGGTGAGCAGTTCTTCGATGCCTCGGTGGACGTTGGTGCCGATCCACGCCTTCCAGCTCAACGGCTGGTCGGTGTTGGTCTGGGGGTGGCCGGACAGTTTGTAGCCGAGGCGCAGGTCGCACGGGATCCCGAGTTCGGACGGGCCGGGCTCGACCTGGTGATTGCGCGGCTGGTTGTTGATGTGGGCTTCGATGAGGCCGTCGAGTTCGGCCTGCTGGTCGAGGACCTTCTGAGAGATGGCCACGGCTACGCCTCGAACCGGTGGGTGAGAATTCCCGCGTGCTCGGCGAGGTTGGCGGCGTGGGTGGCGCCGCGAGAACCAGCCACGAGGAAGGCCAGGCATAGGTCCGCGCCGAGCTTGACCATGTGGGCGTTGCGGCGCGGCCCGGCTCCCGGGCAGTAGGTGGAGAGCAGGCCGGGGTGGTCGATGTCGCCGGGCGGCTTCTGTCGGCGGTGGTCGGGGTGGCAGGTGAGGATGCAGTGGTCCCAGTCGGCGGGGTGCCGTTCGACGGTGAGTCCACCGCCCCATGCAGCGGCGATGCGGTCGGTGAGCGCGTCCGCGCCGGACGGGCATGCGCCGTGCACGATGACCAGGTCATCGGGGCCGTGGCGGCGGACGTTGGCGGCGATGGCGTCGCGGATCATCTGCTCGTCCGTCCAGGCGCGGGATCCGGTGATGAGCAGGCGGTGCTTCACGGTGCTCCCAGTGATGGGCCGATCGTTGTCCCCGAGGCGGTCGTCGACGAGCGCGCCGTAGAGCGCTTCGAGCCCGGTGGCGTTGCGGTAGGTGTCGCGCACGCTGGCGCTCCTCATGCGGGCGGGGAACGGGACGGCGGTCGCATTGCTGCGGGCCGGTGTTGGCGGGTGGTTCACGTTCGCGGGCTCCTTTGCTCCTGGATGTGACCGTCCGGTCTGGCGGTCTGCGCGTCACCGGGGAGTGCGTGGTTCCGGTGGTGTGCGGGCCGTCAGAAAGGCGAGGCTTCGTGTTGCGCCTTGCCGCTTGCTGATGTGATCACGCTACAACATGCAACAATGAGCCGCAAGGCGCAACAACGAAGATTTGCATCAACGATCGGGTGGGGTGAAACGCCAGGTCAGGGCCGCGCGTCAGGCGAGCCGGTCGTGCCTCAGGTTCGCCTCTTGGAGCGAGGCCACGAGGGCGGCCAACTGGTCGGCGCGCGCCCTCTCAGCCAGGAACAGGGCACGGTAACCCCGCTGCTTGACGAGAGACCCGACCGCGTCCCGCGGCTCCCCAGACAGCCGCTCCTGAGCCTTCTGTGCGTCGCGTGCTTCGTCGCGTTGCCGCATAAGAGCCGCCGACCGGTCCGCGGCCTCCTTCACCTGCTGCTCCAGCCCTGCGACGCGGACCTGCAGCCGGGCCAGCTCGGTCTCGCCGGCCGACTCCGCCTGCCGGAGCTTGTCGTACAGGTCGTTGTTCTCGGCGTCCGCCTCCGCGAGCCCGTCCTGTAGCTGCTGCTTGGCTTCGAGGGTGTCTTCGAGGGCGGCGATGAGGGTCCTCTTGCTGCGGAACCATACGGCGAGTCGGATCACGGCTGCTCCTTTGCGGGTTTTGGTGTAGGTGGTCGTCATGCGGAGAGCCGGATGGGGACGACCAGGTAGCGGAGCTCCGGATCCCCGGTGCCGGTAATCAGCACCGGCTTGGCCGGAGCCAGCATGTGAAAGGTGGCGGTGCCGCCCACCGCGTTGAGGCCGTCGATCAGGAACGCCGGGTTGAACGCGGTGGTCAGCCCGTCGCCGTCGAGCTTGCAGTCGACCAGCTCGGCGGCGCGGCCCACGTCTTCGCTGCCGGCTTCGACGAGGACGCCCTTGTCGGTCCACGACAGCCGGACCGGGGTCATCCGTTCGGCCAGGACAGCGACGCGCTTGACTACCTGGGCAAGTTCGGCGACGTCCACCTCCGCGGTGCGGTCCGTCTTGGTTTCCTCGATGCGGGCCTTGCAGTCGATGAACTCGGGGTCGAGCAGGCTGATGGTGACGGTGCGGCCTGAACTGGTGAACGCGGCGAGCCGCTCGGACAGGTGGACCTGGACGGGGCCGCCGGGGAAGCCGCGCACGGTGCTGGTGAGTATGTCGGCCGGGATGAGCACTCTGGCCGGGACGTCGTCCTGGTCGAGGACGGGTTCCCAGGAGAGGGTGCGCCAGGCCATGCGGTAGCGGTTGGTGGCGCCGAGGTCAATGCAGCCGTCTCCGATGTCGAAGCACACGCCGGTCAACATCGGAAGCGTGGTGTCGCTGCTGGCTGCCGTGGCCGTGTGGGTGACCGCGGCGGCCAGCTCGCCGGCGTCGATGGTGCCGGCCACGGGCGGCGTTTCCGGCAGGGTGGGGTAGTCGTCGATGGGCAGGAGCGGGAGCCTGAACTCTGCCTTGCCGCACTGGATGACGGCTTCCCGGTCATCGGTTGCGAGATCGACGTCTTCGGTCTTGGGGAGGGTTTTGGCGAGTTCTGCGAGGACGCGGCCGGGCAGTAGCGCCCGGTCGGGTGCGGTGACGTCGGCCGGCACGGTGATGCGGCGCGAGGTGTCGTAGGCGAACACGGACAGGGTGAGCGTCCCGTCGCCGGTTTCGAGGAGCATGCCGCCGAGGATCGGCGCGGGGTGCCTGCTGTTGAGGGCTTGCGCGGCCCAGGCGATGGTGTCGGCGAACGTCCTGGCGTTGATGGTGATCTTCATTCGGTACCCCCTTCAGGGTTGTTCTCGTGGCGGTACAGGCAGGTCTGGCAGGTGCTGGGGGCGGCCGGGTCGAGCCAGCCGGAGCCTTCGCGCGGGCTGGATTCGACAGCGAGGAGTTCTTCGCAGTCGGGGTAGATGTGGCCGATGTAGACGGGCGGGTGCCCGAACCGGCCTGCCCGGACGTCTTCGCCGCCCGGGTACCAGGGCCGGATCCAGTCGAGCCATGCCGGGGTGGTCATACGGTTGTCCCTTCCGTGTTGGCGGTGCGGCGGACGGCGGCCCGCTCGATCGGGGTGGTGCCGCCCCAGATGCCGTCGCTGGCCAGCTGCGGGTTGGCGAGCGCCCACGTCAGGCAGTCGGCGATGACGGGGCAGCTCTGGCAGATGGCTCTGGCGGCGCGCACGTTGGCGCTGGCGGGCTGGTAGGTGACCAGGAAGAAGGTTTCTGGGGTCTGGTTGCGGCAGGCGGCGCGCTTGTCCCAGGCGGGCAGGCTCATGCCATCTCCTCGAAGAGAGTTCCTTGATGGCCGCTCCGCTCTCGGGTGGCCGGCTTGGGCTTGGCGTCTTCGGCCCGGCACTGTTCGCACGGGCAGGCCCACACGCACACCCGGTCAGCGAGCCAGACGAACGGCGAGTCCCACCGCATCGGCCCGGCGGGCACGACATCGGGCAGGTGGGCGTACGACCAGGGCGTTTTCATGGAGTCGACGCCTGACCGGTTGTTGATGGTCGTCTCGTACGCGCGTTGCGGGCGCCCGCGGTGGCATTTGTGGAGCCCGCGGCGGCAGCCGAAGCACAGACCCCACCGGCACGCACACGTCCGCAGGTCCACGGTCACAATGCGTTCCTGGTGATCGCGCATGCGCTGGGTCCAGACGTGAGTACGGACCCATGCCGCCTCGGCTGGCGCCATGACCGGCGGGCGCTGCCGATAGATCTGGGCCAGCTCGGCGAGCTGCTCGCCGATGCCGCGCGTTCCCGCCAGAGGCGCCCAGGCGTCCGGCCAGACCTGGCGGGCCAGCTCGACGTACGCACGCCCTCCGAGCACCATGGCGTCCGCGTCCGCGAGCCGGAGTCTCACGGCCTGCTCTCGAAGTTGGTCTCCGCTGACGGTGCCGGGGTCGCCGGCGCGCAGTTCGTACGGCGCGAGCACGGTGTCTAGCTCGACTAGCCCGTGGAGGGCGGACAGAACCAGTACTCGACTATCGGGCGTGCGGCTCGCGAGGGCCTCGGCCGCACGGCGGGCGGCGCGGTGGTAGCTGCCGGTGTAGAGCTGGCCCGCCGGGGCGGGGGTCGCGAGTTTGCGGCTCCCGCACGGAACGATGATGACCGTTGTCATCGCGAAGTCTCCCGGCTCGGGAGTTTCTGCAGGAGTGTCTTGTCGCCGCGCGCCGACCGACCGAAGGTTCGCCATCCGGCCTGCTTGAAGCAGTAGCCGGGGTTCGCCGACTTGACCTTGCGGTCCCAGACGTAGGTGAGCAGCCCGTCCGGCCCGATGTCGTAGTCGTACTCGGTGAACGTCTGCTCGGCATCGAGGATCAGCAAGCTCGACAGGACGGGCGACTCGTTGCGGAAGATCGTGCACGTCCAGCCGTCGAGTCCGTTCATGGCTTCCAGGCCGGCGGCGGGGTGTGGCCGCCACCAGCCGAACACCGCCAGTCCGTCGTGCGAGAGGAGCACGATTGTCTGGCCCGGCGGCATGAACTGCGGTGAGCCGATCTTCCGGCGTGAGTAGTGGCGATCGGCCAGCCAGCAGGCGCGCGGGTCGGACTTGCTGACGCGCTGCCAGTGATTGAGCCGGGTGGGCGGGTCGAACAGGGAGCCCTGCAGGAGAGGCATCATGCGGGCACCGCCGTAGGCCAGACCACCTTGGCGAGCGATTCGCGCTGTGCCTTGGGCAGGTCGACGACCGGGCGGCCGAGCATGTCGAGGCCCATCGCGCGCAGCCACCAGGCGTCGCACTGGTCGCCGCCCTTGTCGTCGACGAACTCGCGGCCGACGCGCTTGAAGGCTGCGAGGGCCATCGCGGTCTTGTCGGCGCCGCCGCTGCCCGTGGCGTACTTCTTCAGCGTGGAGGGAACCACCCGGGCGTACGGGACGCCCGCCTCGTCGAGCAGCTGGCGGACGACGCCATGGACCATGCCGGTGATGCCGGCCGACTTCGCGTGGGCGGGCAGGTCTTCGATGACGACCAGGGTGGGCGGCGGCGCGGTGGGGTTTCCCATGAGTTCGGGGCCGCCGACGGCGAGAGCGACCGTGCGCCGGATGACGGTGAGCCGGTGGTCGCCGTCGGTGGTCTTGGTTTTGATGCAGCAGGTGGAGCCGTCGCTGAAGGCGACACCGGTGCTGGTGATGGAGAGGTCGAGGCCGATGACGCGGAGCGGGCCCGCCGCCCCCACGATGGGGGCGGCGAGCAGGGCGCTGGTCATCGCGTCTCCGGTGCGGCCGGGGCCGGGTTCGGGCGAGGCGTCGGCGCGACGGCCGGCCCGGCCGGATGCGACAGGGTGATGAGGACCGCGACGGCGAGCGCTGCGGCGACCATGGCGGTCAGGAGTGCGATCGGCTGGCCGAATGTTGTCCAGATACTGCGGTTCACGTGTCGTTCCTTTCGTCGAGGTAGTAGGCGCGGTCTGCTTCGGGGCCGATGTCGGGGCCGCCGCCCACGCTCGGCGGCGTGGGCTGGGCGTCGGCGACGGTCACGTGGAAGCGCTGCGGCGGACCGATCGGCCGGTAGTCCTCGCCGTGCGGAGTGACTGTCACGAGCAGGGTCGAGCCGGTGGCTTCGGCGCTGGTCTGCCAGTTGAAGGCGTCGTCGAAGTCGCCGAACGCCTGGCGGATGAACTCGGCCACCGCTTCGGCTGTAGGCGTCTCGTAGTCGCTCATCGGGCGGCTCCCCGCCGGTCCCTGTAGTGGACGTGGAACGTTCCACAGGCGCACCGGGTGATCGAGGCCCGGCGGCCCCGATCGGCGGCCCGTACGGCGCCTTGGCGCGTCTGGTGGCCGGTCAACTGCGGATGCGGGCACAGCAGCGTTGCCTGCCATTCGCCGTTCGGCCACATCTCTGTCGCGCGCTCCTGCAGAAGCAGGTCGGCGATGCTTCGGACCGGGGTGCAGCGCTCGGGATGCCCGGCGGGCATGCGCGGCGGGCCGGCCAGCCACCCCAGCTCGGGCGGCTGCTGCCTGCGCTGCCGGCGGCGGTATTGGACGCTGTAGCCGATCAGGATGGCGGCGGCGGCCAAGGCGATGGCTCCGGTGACGACCTGGTCAGCTCTCATGCGCCCTCCTCCTCTGCGTCGGCCGCCGCACGCAGCCCGGCGACGATTCCGGCGGGCGTGCACATGTGTGACCAGCGCTCCACCTGGGCGGCCAGGTCGCGGTAACCCCCGTAGCCGAGGCGCTCGGCCAGCACGCTGATCGTTTGCTCGGCGTGCTCGTGGGCGGCGCGGCCGACTCCGGCGGCGATGCGGATAGCGGTCACCGCGCCTATGCGCAGGTGTGGCTGGTTTTCGATGACGCGTGCGGAGAGGCGCAGCGTCTCGGCGGTGGTGGCCATCAGGTGCCGTCCCCGGGCGTTCCAGCGGCGTCCTTCCACGCCTTCCAGTCGTCGCGAGGCAGACCGCCATCGCCGCTGTCGTTGATGCAGTCGTTCAGCGCGGTGGCTGCGGCCAGCGCGAGCGTGGCGTGCATCTGGGCTTGAGCCATGGTGAACATCGCCCACGCCAGGTCCTGGCCCTGAGCCAGACGGCCCAGGCGCTCCGCCTCGCGATAGTGGCCGGGGCCCGTCACTTCGACACCTCCGTGACCTGCTCCTGTGTGGCGGGGCAGCGCTCGCAGACCCGGAATCCAGCCCGCCACTCGGATACCGCGACGCGGTGACCGCACTCGCCGACGACGTAGCCGGGCATCCCAGGGATCGCGCTGCCGGGGTCGGGGTACTGGGGATCGGTCATCGCTTTTCGCTCCGTTCGATACGGGCCAGCTCGGCGCGGGCATCTCTGACGTGCTTGTCGAGCCGGCGGAGGAGAGACCGGGCCTCGACGAGGGCTCCGGCCGTGTCGGTGGCGTACGGCTGCCACTGGCCGTCGGCGGCGTGGTGGTGGAGGATGTCCTCCATTTCGCCGATGACGGGCTGGATGCTCCCGGCGATCTCGTCGTAGCTGTCGGTGCTCATCGGGCCGCCTCGCTGTCCCCGCCCGGCCAGTCGGAGCAGCGGATGCAGTCGACCGTCGCCCCGTCCGGCAGATAGATCGTTCCGGTGGCCGGGTTGTCGATGACGTCGCCGAGGATCGTGTAGTCGATGACGTGCATCCCCGCCGCGGTGCGGGTCTTGCTGGTGATGGTGGCGGGCTGGCCGTCGATGGACAGGACGTGGCCGTGTACGCCGTCCTTCAGGGCGGCGCCGTCGACGGGCACGGTGACCGGGCTGGTGGCGGTGTTCATCGCCTCATCCCCGCGGCGAGGCGGAGGACGGCCACGATCTCGTCGCGTGCCCGCGTCGCACCCCACAGGGCGAGGTCGCGCGGGTGCAGACGGAGCGTGTCAGCCAGCTGCCGCATCGCCTGCCGGGCCGTCCCCGGGTTACGGGTGGCGAGGTGCAGCGCCTCCGGCAGGGTGGCGTTGTACGGACCCCGGATGAGGGACTCCATCTTGAGGAGGACCTCGTTGACGGCCATGTCCGGGATAGTCAGGGCGGGCACGTAGTCGGCGCCGTAGGCGTGGGCGGCGGCCCGCGCGTACTCCTCCAGCGTGAAGGCCGTGCGCTCGGCATCCGCGTCGGTGGCGACGACCTTGACGAGGCGCCCGTCATAGCGTTCGACCACGGCGAGCGTCGCTGGGGTGGGGACGTAGAGCCTGATGTCGGCGGTGATGGGTTCGATGCCGATGGTGTGTGAGGCGATGGTGGTGATCGTCATCAGACCGTCACCTCCGCCGCAGTGTTGGCGGGGCGGAGCTCGGCGACCGCGACGAGTACGGACTCCTCGGGCTCGTCGCGCCATCCGGCGAGGTCCGTGAGGCCGCTACCGGTGCGGCCGATCGTGGGGAAGGTGCGGGCGTCGGGCCGGTGGATCCAGGCGGTGTCGTCGTCCTCCCACTGCTGGAAGATCCACGTGCCGTCGGTGCCGTTGTGGGTGACCGTGTCGCCCGTCTGGGGCGTCCAGGGGCTGTCCTGGGCGGCGAGGCGGGTGCGCTCGATGCGGTCGAGGAGCTCGGTTCGGGCCTGGCCGGCCGCCTTGACGCGGTCGTCGTGCGGAGCGTGTTTGGCGAGGTGGATGGCGTGGTGGGGGGTGATGTCGAAGAGGCGGTGGAGCAGGGCGGCGAGAAGGACGGTGCTCTGGTGGCCGCCGCCGACGTCGCAGCTGTGCTCGTCGGCGTAGATGGCCAGGGTCATGATGACCTGGTCGGCGGCGGACATCTCGCTGGTCTGGCTGGCCTGGGTCTCGTCGAGCGCCCGGTAGATGATCCCGGCCAGCCGTTCGAGCGAGCCCTTCAGCTCGCGTGCCGACGCCTCGAAGGGGCGGCCCGCGAGCCGGTTGGCGTGCATGTTCTCCACGTCGGCCGTGGCGTAGAGCCACACAGTCGACCAGTCGGAGTAGTCGAGGCCGGGCGTCTGGTCGGCGATGTCGTCGAGCAGGTTCAGGCTGTGGGTGAGCGGCCGGTGGGCGCTGTCGGTCAGTTCACGGGTGGCGGCCATGAGCTGGTCGAGGCGGGCGCGCAGCTCGCCGGTGCTTTGCGGGTTTGCGAGAATTGTTGACAC